CTAGCCGGCCTCCAAGCGCCGACCGAGAAATGCACTCTCCGTGCACATGGAGGCCCCAGAGCGCCGGAATCGGGCCCCTAGAGAGATCCGGTGGCGAACGTCACGGGCGGCGAGGATCGTGGCCTCCGGGTCCAGGTTCGGCTGCCCCTCGAACTCGGCGATCACGTGCCCGTATGTCGACAGCACGAGCTTCGGGCTGTTTCGGAGCTGCTCGGACACGTAGTGGATCGTGTGGCCGGCCGCCAGGAGCAGCGACGCGAAGCTGTGCCGCAGGTCGTACGGGCGCTGGTACTCCACCCCCGCCCGCTCGAGTGCGTCGGTCCACTGGCGGGCGCGCCAGTTGTCCATCGCCGTCTTCGACGCGACGACCTTGTCCGGGCCGATCGGGAACACCAGCGCTCCGGGACGCGCACCAGGGTTCGCGCGCTTCCATGACTTCAGGTCGTCCGCCAAGGGCGCGAGCAGCTTGACGGGCATCACGTTCCCCGTCTTCGTGCGCTTCACCCCACCGATCCCGTCGACCGCCCGCTGGACCGTGATCGTCCGCAGGCCGATGTCCTGCCAGCGGAGCGCGAACGCCTCCCCCGGTCTCAGGCCCGCGTACGCCAACACCGACACCAGCGTCCGGTCACGCAGCTCGAGGCGGCTACGAACGAGCTCGACCGTTGCCGGCGCGAGAGGCTGAACGGCCTCGGTGGGATTCTTCACGACGGGGCGGACCAGGGCGACGGGGTTCGCGTCGAGCTCGCCGTCCTCCGCAGCGCGCTGCAGGATCATCCCGAGCAGCGATAGCGCCCGGTTCAGGTTGTGTGGCCCCGCCCCGGCCTTCAGGCGCTTGGACTGCCACTCCCGTATCCGCTTCGGCGTCAGCGACCGCAACGGGACCGGCCCGAGCTCGGTCAGGATGTGCGCGGACAGCAACTCGCGGTAGAACGCCTGCGTTCGGGGGGACTTCCGGGAGAAGTGGTCCGGGATCATCGTCTTCTCGACGAAGTCCGCGAGGCTGCTCTTTCCACTCTCGACACGGTGCAGCAGGCCGCGCTGCTTCAGGCGTCGCATCTCGCGGTCCCAGTCGTCCGCGTCCGCCTTGAGGTCGAACGTGCGACCGCGCTGCTTACCCTCCTCGTCGCGCCACCGAACGATCCACTTTCCGTTCGGCTGCTTGCCGACACTCATGCTGCTCGTCCTTTTCGCTGGGGCTTCATCGCGTCGAGGACCCGCGCGGACGCCGCGGCGTGTGGGCCGGCCTTGCGGTCGTACGCGCGCGCGGGCCCGTGATCTTTCTTGGCCTTCGGCTCGACCACCGCGTCCGCCGGGATCAGCCAGCGATGCCCGACCTTCGTCGCGGTCGGGATGCGGCCATCGCGGCACCACCGCTCCACCGTGCGCGGGTTCGCGTTCCATCGCTCCGCCATCTCGGCGGCGGTGAACCTGCGGTCCGGGTCGATCGCGGCGACCAGCAACCCCGCGACGCGCTCAGCGCCGGCGGGGTTCTGCTCGATCTCCGCGGCGAGCTGGTCGAGGAGGTTCATGCTGCTGCGGCGTACTTGTCGACGATCGGCGCGGTCGTCAGGTCGACCGTCAGCCAGTCGATGTCTTCCTGGTCTTCGACCCACACGTACCGGTCGATCGCCCAGACCTGGGCGCACCACTGCTCGCGTCGGATCGCCATGATCGACACGTCCAGCCCGGCTGTCTTGCAGAGCTCGGCTAGGACGGACCTGTCGCTGCGTAGTTCGTTGAGGTTCATGCTGCCTCGTGGTTGGCGTGGGTTCGAACGGCGACGTACTCGACGTGCCGCCAGCCGGCGCAGCAGCCTGCAAGAGCGGCGGCGCCTTCGGCATCTGGGGTGGCGTTGATGACGCCGTTGGGCCCGAGCACCACGTGAAGCCTCGGGTGGTCGTGGCGATCCAGCTTGGTGGGCTCGAGGCCCGCGACCGCACGGCCGGCGGGCTCATGCATCGGGGTTCTCCGGCTCATGGATTGCCCTCGATGTGGGGAACGCTCGCCCGAGGTCGGCAAGGCTGTAGATCGCGGTGTAGCCGTCGGGTGCCCAGCGCGTGTTCGACACGGAGGCGGGGTGCCGGGGCGGCCACTCGGGCTTGCCGCGCGTCTTGCCTGTGCGGACGGCGAGCAAGCCGCGGGTGCTGGGGTTCCCGGTCCAGTACGTGCCGACGATGAAGTCGAATCCCTCGTACTCGAAGCCGCAGAGCGCGCGCTCGAAGCGGGGCGACAGGACGGTCAGGTCTTCGATTCCGAGGTCGTCGTGGTCGATCTCCAGGATGCGCCTGGCGATCGGCAGGACGTCGAGGCGGGCGCGTCGGTCGCGATCGCGCGCCTCCTCCGCGTCGCGCGCGTCCTGCTCGCTCGCCTTCCGGCGTGCCCGATCAAGCAGCCCCATCGGGACCCTCCTTCTGACCAGCGGCAGCGCGGTGCCGATCGACGTGTTCGGCGATGCGTCGGGCCTTCGCGGTGTAGGTCGCTCGGTGCATCCCCTTGCCGGGGTCGTAGCCCCAGTTGCCACAGTCCTCGTAGTAGAGGACCTGGGCGATGGCGTGAATCTCCTTCTCGGTCATCGACCCTCCTTTTGACGTTCGGCCGGGTCGAACGGCTGCGGGTCGGAGTAGAGCGCCACGCGCTGCTCGGTCACGATGTCGTCGAACGGGGGGACCGCGTTCGCCATGTCGTTGATCTGCGCATCGAGCTTCGCGAAGTCCGTCGTCCAGTCACCGATGTCGCACGACGCCGGGTCCTTGCGGTCGACGCCGACGGCGCGGTACTGCTTCTCAGGCCACATCGGCGCCCTCCTCGGGCTCGTACTTCTGACGTTGCTCGGTGGCCCTCGTTGTGGGGTTCAGCATCGGCGGCCCTTCGCTCGGCGGGCGGCACGGCGGCGCTCGTCCGCGCGAACGTCGGCGGCGTCGGCGACGAACGCCCCGCGGCCAGGCCAGCGCCCGGCGTGGAGGTCCCCGCCCAACGGACCGAGCGGCGCCCTGGCGATGAACCCGAGGGACTTCTTGATCGTGACCTTCGTCCGGCGCTTCATCCCTGCTCCTGACGCTGCTCGGTAGCCCTCGAAGCACGAGCAGCACGGGCAGCCAGCGACGCAGTGCGATCGCGTGCGGCGCGGTCGCACTCCGAGGCCAGTCGCATCCACTCCTTCCGTGGCACGCCGGGCTGCGCCTCGTCATCGGAGGGAGCCAGCCGGGACGCGCGACGCTTTCGCCAAGCGTCGTGCAGCACATCGGGCACCGGCAGCGTGCCACGGGCGTTGTTGCATCCCGCGTGAGCCAGGCGCATGTTGTTGACGGAGTAGGTGCCGCCCTTGCTAGAGGGTCGAGCATGGTCGATCGTCGCCCTCTCGGGACCGTGCCCGGCAAGCGGAACGCGTTGTCCGCACAGCCAGCAGATCCCGTGATCTCGCTTGTAGGTCGCCCGCAGGTTCGTGCTCATCGCTCCTGCTCCTGACCAGCGGCAGGCACGTCGAGCAGCGACGGCTGCGCGTGCTTGCCCTTCTCGGGGCCCCAGCCGATCGGGCTGTGCGGGCACTTGGCCGGCAGGAAGTTCCCCAGGGCCTTGGCCTCGTCGAGCGATCCCAGGCGGAGGATGTCGCCACCGTCGGCGACGAACTTGGCGACCTCGCGCTTCTGCTCGCGGCCCATCAGGTGCGGCATGCAGTCGACGAGCGTGATGCACCCGCACGGCTCGCGGCCGATCAGGACCGTCTCTCGCGTCTCGGTGCTCATCTACTTGCCCTCCTGGGCGGCCTCGGCGAGCGTGTAGCCGTAGAAGCGCAGGACGTCGGTCAGGTCCTCGAGGTCGATCCAGACGCGCTCGCCGGAGTCGTTGATCCGGATGTGCAGGCCGGCGCCCTGGTCCAGGTCGATGACCGCCGGCAGGGTCACGAGATCCGTGTCCTCGTCGGGGCTGCTGGTGTAGCCGATGGTGGTCTTGATGCCTTCGATGCTCATGGTGTGGTGCCCTCCTGGGCGTCGGTGGTGGCGGGGCCGTCGAGTGCTTGCCGGGCAATCTCGTCGGGGTACTGCTTCTGGCGGGGGTCGCCGAACGTGCGCTCGATCTCAACCAGCGCGCGGCGGTACCGGTCGCGCTCGGCCTCCACGGCCTTCCGCTCCTTCACGAGCTCGTGGCCCAGCTCGAGCGCTTGGTGCTGGACGCCGCCGAGGATGTCGGCGCGGACGTACTCGACCGGCTCGCCGTCGTGGCCGTACGGCCGAAGCTGGCCGGCGACCTTGACCGTGGCGCCGTGTGTTTCGTGCAGCCAGATGCGGTCAGTCGACATCGCTGGCCTCCTCTCGAACAGTCAAGGATTCGTTGACAGTTGTCCGGGATTCCCGAACAACTCCTGGCGACTGGATCTCGCGCTCGTCGTTCTTCCCGGCCCAGAACGCGCCGCGCGCGAACTCGATCAGGTCGTAGGCCTGGTCCTCGGCGTTCTCAGCAGCGAGCAGCCGTACGGCGTCAAGCGCTGCGGTGTGGCGCGCGTCGAAGCCGTTGCTCATCTGCCCGGCGATCGCCCCGAGCGCTTCGATGCGATCCGCGCGGCTCATCGGTCGCCGCCGTTCCGCCCGGGAGTAGAAGCCAGCGGCGAGGCGAGCTCTTCGGCCTTCGCCGCCATCTCGCGGTAGCGCTGCGCTTGCCGCTGAAGGTGATCGCGAAGCCGGTCGACCTCCTCGCTCCCGGCCAAGACCGCGCGCAGCGCCTTCCCGACCTCCGTGGCCTGGCCGTCGGGACCGTGACGGTGCCAGCCGTTGATCGACACCCCTGCGGCGGCCTCGAACGCCTTGATCTCGGCGTCGAGTCGCGCGGCGTGGTTCTCCGCGCGTTCGATCGCGGCAGCGGCCATCCGGTTCGCGATCTCGTGCGTCTCGGCGTGCATCGCCGCGAGCTCTTCGTTCGTGACGCCCGACGTCTTCGTGGCCGCGCGCAGGAGCGCGGCGAGGAACGAGCGGTCGAGGCCCGGCGGGAGCGGCTGGACCTCGCCCTTCGTCCCGACCCACGGGCGCAGACGGGGCGCTTCGACCTTCTGGACCAGGCGGGCGGTGTCGCCGCCCCCCTGTGCGACGAGGAGCCCCCACGTCGGCGGGAGCTCGCCGTCCTTCACGATCGCGGCGTCGCCGACGACGAGCCAGAACCGATCTGCGCGCTCGCAGAACCCGTCGGCCTTCTGCGGGTCCTTGAGCTCGCGGAGCCAGTCCGAGCGAGAGCACTTGATCTCGAAGGCGTCAATCGTCAGCCCGCGGGACTTCCACAGGTGCATCGCGTAGCCGTCGATCGTCCGGCGCGCGTCAAAGCCTGCGGCGTCGCGGACGTGCGGGATGAAGGCGTAGGCGTCGCCGTTGCCCGAGGTCTGCTCGTGGCGGCGGCGGAGCATGGCGATCATCTCGCCCTCGGTCCGCTTCACGATGGCCTTCGCGGGGCTCACGAGCGATCTCCCTTCGTCCCAGTTGTAGGGGCCGGCGGCCACTCGCAGTTCGGGCAGCCCCGGCACGGCGCGGACAGCTCCGCCTGCGGGTCACCAGACGACGACGGGTTCCACGTGATCTCCCCGGACCCGTCACACGCCGGGTCCTCCTTGTTGTCCATCAGCTTCTCCACGCAGGAGTCGCAGCGAGCCCACGAGCCGTCATCCGTGACCAGGCCGTACCGGCCTTCCTGGTGCGCGACGATCGCGTCATCGGCGGTGAGGTACGGCGGCGTCTCGTCGTGGAACACCGACTCGCCGCAGTCCGCGCACCGGAGGTCGTAGTGGGTGGGTTCGGGGAACCGTCCCGCCAGGATCGCGATGCTCATGCTGCCGCCTCGTTCCGGTCGTCGTCCTCGTCCCAGTGCTCAAGCGCATCGGCGGGCACCATGTCCCCGTCGACCTCGAACACCCACCCCGCGGGCTCCGCGGGCTCGTCCTTCCGAGCCGGCCATCCGCCAAACCACTCGACGGACTCGACGACGTGCGGCGGCCAGCGGCTGTCGACGACAACCTTGTCGCCCACCGCGAACGACGGATTCCCGCGCCGGCGGTCCTCTTCGATCTCTCGGGCCTCGGCCCGACTCATCGCGCTCATGCCGCCTTCCCTTCCACCAGGGCCAGCTGGCCCGTCTCTTCTTCGGTGACGACCGCCAGGCGCTTCACGTACGTCGCGGTCCCGTTGCTCTCGAAGCGGGTGTCGATCACGACGCCGGCCTTTCGGAGCTCGTAGATCCGAGCCGCGACCCGCTGGATCGGCAGGCCGCCGTCCAGCACGTTCGGTGCCGCGAACTCGGTCTCGTTGAAGTAGCCGCGCTCGTCCAGCACCTTCTCGATGCGGGAGACCTGCGTCGGCTTGTTGTTCCGGCTCATGCCGCGTCCCTTCGCGGCACCGGAGCGGGCCGGATCGGCAGCCGCGTCACCGGGTCCTGCAACAGCGCCAGCTGGTTCTCGTTCTCCTCGAGCCACGCCAGGCGATCCGCCTCGCGCTCCTCCGCCGACTTCCGCACGAACCGCTCGCCCGGAGTGCGGCCGGTGAGCTCGCGGTACGTGGAGACCTCCTCGCCGCATGCCTTCTCGGACTGCAGGCGCGCGTCGAGGTCCTCCTCCATCGCGCGGTAGTACGACGGGTCGGGGCCGTGCATCCCGTACTGGCTCACCGGAACACCTCGGCATCCGACAGGGCCGATGCCAGTGCCGCGGCGGCCTCCGCGAGCTTCGCGGCCTTGCGCTGCGCCGCGTCGCGGGACAGCGGGGTCGCGGACTCCATCAGCAGCCGGTGCAGGTCCTGCACGTCCTCACCGGTCTGCACGACCTGCGGCAGGACGAGATCCCTCACCGCGGTCATGCGGGCACCTCAAGCTGCAGCCCCGCGGGCTCCTGCACCCCGCCGGCCATCAGCGCCTTGCGGTACGTGTCGAGCCACTCGGACAGGTCGAGTTGGCGGGATGTGCCGAGCCCACCGGACCGGTCGCCACCGATGCGTCCGTTGTGCTCGACGAGGACACCCATGTACTGCGGGCCGTCGTCCGTCTCGTGGCGACCGCAGTACGCGATCACGTCCGCTTCACCGCAGACCTTCGCGGTCGATGCGCCGCCGATCATCGGCTCGACGATCCGGTCGCCGGTGTCGGAGTCGGACACCTTCTGATGCGCCAAGAACACGACGTTGACGGGCAGGTCGCGCATCCCGACGACGAACCCCTCGACGATCTTCGCGATGTCTCCCCACTGCTGGATCGAGGGCTGCTTGCCGCGGCCGATGTTCCGGCCGAGCTGATCGCGGACCTTGCCGATGGTGTCGATGACGACGGTCTTGACCTTCGGTGCCATCCCGTCACGGACGTGGAGGTACACCTGGTCGAGGATCGGCTTGATCTGGTCGTCCTTCTCGACGCGGACCTCGTGGATGTCGGAGCCGCGGGAGGCGGCAACCTTGCGGGCGTAGCCGAGTGCGCCACCGCCCTCGAGGTTGACCCAGAGGATCGGTCCGGGAGCGGTGGCGGCTGCGGCGGTCTTCCCGCTCTTCGGGGGTCCGTAGAGGAGGACGTTGAAGGTGTCGGGCGCGTTCGGCGCGTCGACGAAGTTGAGGGGGCTCATCGGTGGACCTCGCGGTGCGGGGTGGACTTGATGCGGACCGTCGTGCCGATGACCGGCCGCCGGTTGATGCGCCGCGCGGAGTGACGCTGGAATCGGTCGAGGCCGATGACGATCGCGAGATTCACGAGGAACCAGACGGCAATGAACAGCCAGACCCAGGTCATGCCGCTCGCCCCCGGTCCAGGGCGTCGGCGAGGACGATCCCGTCCTCGGTGCCGCGCAGCGACTCGACGACGTGGTCGCCGCGATCGCGGTCGCGCTCCTGACGGAGACGAATGGCGGCCTCGATGAAGAGGTCGAGCGCATCGTCGGGAACCACGATCGAGGCCTTCGCGTACTCCGCGTCCATGAAGACCACCGACTCGTGGTTCTCGGTGACGCGCATGAACTTGATCTGCGAGTGGCAGCCCGGGGCGACGTGAAGCGAGTTCGCGAACGTGCCTTCGGTCAGCTTCGGGGTATCGTTGGTGTGCACCAGAGTTCTCCTGTACAGAGGGGTTTGGTCAGGCGGCCCGTTCCAGCGGGCCGTCGTTCGTGATCGGGGTGTTCGCGGGCACGACCCTGGTCTTGCGGCCGGCGCCGGGAAGGCGCAGCGACAGCAGGACGTGCGGGATGCCGCGGAACGTGCCGCCGGGCAGCGGCGGGTGTTCCAGCACCCAGCCGCCCGGGAGGCGCGAAGAGGTCGTGAGGGCCGCGGCGGTCATCCGGGCCTAGAAGGGGATGCTGTCCGCGTCATGGCCGCCGGCCGGGACGGGCTGGCGCTGCTGCTGCGGCGCCGGGGGCTGGTCGAAGTCGCCGCCGCCCCACCCACCGGACTGCTGGGAGGTCTGGCCTCCCCCGCCCTGCTCGTCGCGGCCGCCGATGAACTGGACGTCCTGCGCGACGATCTCGATCGCCTCGCGCCGGTTGCCGTCCTTGTCCTGGTACTCGCGCCAGCGCAGGCGTCCGTCGACGGCGACCTGGCGGCCCTTGGTCAGGAACTTCGCCGTGGCGTCGGCGGAGTTGCCGAAGACCGTGACGTTGAAGAAGTTCGGGACGTCGTCGTATGCGCCGGTCTGCTGGTTCTTGCGGCGCTCGTTGACGGCGACCCGCATGGAGCAGACAGAGCCGCCGGACGGGAGGCCGCGGAGCTCGGGATCGCGGGTCAGGTTTCCGACGATCGTGACGCTGTTGATGGGCATGTTCAGGCTGCCTTCGTGATGGGGTGGATGTCGGCGCCGGTCGCGGCTGCCGTACGGATGGATGTGGCGATCTGGTCGAACCAGGCCGCGGTCTGCTCGGGGGTGCCGCCGGCGATGCGAACGGACCCTTCGCCGAGGTCGAACGCGACGATGGTTCGTCCGTTCGGGTTGTCGGGGAGCAGGTAGGACGCGCCGACGATCACGCCGGGGTTGACGCGCAGCGGTACCGAGCCGGCGTTGCGGGTCATGCCGTCTGCTCCGTGACTGCGGCGAACTGCGGGAGGTCTGTGACGTTGACCCCGAGGTACTCGGCGATCGGAAGCGCGTGCTTGGGGTGCACTCCCTTGCCTCCCTCGAAGCGGCGGAGGACGGCTTCGGGCACGTCGATCTCGTCTGCGAGGCCGCGGCGGCTCTTGCCCTCTTGGAGGTACTTGATTCGGATGTCGAGGTTGAGAGTCATGCGGCCTCCCGCTGACGTTCGAAGGGGAATAGGAGGAACACGTCGGGCACCTCGAGGGCGTTCGCGATCGCGATCTGCGAGTGAGGGGTGACGTAGTCGCCGCGTTCGGCAGCGAGAACGGTGTTGCCGCTGACGCCGGCTCGCTTGCCGAGCGCGTTAGGCGTCATGCCCATCCGCAGCCGGGCGACGATCAGGTCGCGGTTCTGGCGGTGTGTCGGTGCGCGCCTTTTGGCGCTTGTTCGCGTCATGGGGCGTACCTTAGCATCATTACGCGTCATAGCGCGAACTTGTTGTGTTTCGCCGCGAATCGGCGCGTAATGTGGCGAGTCGATGGAACTCGACCGCTACGAAACGGCCCGCCGGATGCGCGCCCTCAGGGGCTACTCGCTCATGAGCCAGGCCGAGTTCGCTGAAGCGCTCGGGATCACCAAAGACGCCGCCGAGCGCTACATGCGCACCAAGGGGCCCACCCGCGCCCCCGACCAGGTCCTTCGCAACGCAGCCCGACTCGCCGGCCTCCGCGAAGACTTCGCCCTGGGCGAGTTCGGTGCCTCCGGACAAGACGGCAAGCCGCTCACCAGAGAGGACGTACTCGACCTGATCGAGCTCGAGGTCGCCTCAGCTATGCGCCGTGGCGGGAGTGAGCCCGAACAAGGGCTTCCCGAAACAGGCGACCCGGCAAGCTAAGGAAACGAGGATCGTGCCTCTCGCAGATCCGGCCCACGTCGTTCCACCACGAACGCTCGGGATCGAACTCAGCTTCCGCCCAGCCGTCAAGCGCAACAAGAATCGGCCGATCGCCATTGCTCTTCAACGGCCGGCGAGCATCCTCCGGCGCAGCCTGCAGCTGCGGACGGCCGAAGCCGTAGCGGCGAGCGTTGTGCTCACGGATACGGCGCGCGGCACGCTCGTACCCCTGCGACTCTGCGTAGGCCGCGGTCGCCTCGCGCTGTTCCGGCGAGATCTCATCCGACCGGCCGCGCTTCTCGAGCACAAGGTCGAACGTGTCGATGGTCTGCATGGTGCGGCTCTGGGTCCGGGCCGCCCGGTTCTGGAGAGGGGACATGGTGTCTCCCAGTCGTCGCTCTCTGCCTCCCGAAGGAGCTCCCCACCACACGCTGTGGTGAGCCGGCCCGAGGAGCGATCCCCATGTGCCTTGCCGCCAAGGTCGCAGGGTCCGCGGACGGAACTGACACCGCTCCGTGAAGTCGCTGCAAAAGCCCAAGATGCCCGCCCAGGTCGCCGTCAACACACCCAGAGTCGTAGCGAGAACCGCTCCTCACGCGAAGTAGAAGCGGGCCGCAAACGCTGTCGCCCACTAGCGATCCGCCCTACATAAAGATTTCCCCGCTTCTACTTTCCAACAGCCACTCCGTCGAAAGCACCCCATGCCCATCCCCTCCCCGACCATCGCCGAAGGCGTCGACAGGCGCATCCGCGCCGCCGCCGCCCACGCCGGCCTCACCATCGATGAACTCTCCGCCGCCGCCACAGAGCTACATCCCGACGTCATCGGCCTGCGATCCGCGAACATCCGCGGCCTCGGAGCCGCACGGCCCGCCCGCGTTGAGCAGCTCGAGGCGATCGCGAACGTCACCGGCATGCCGCTCTGGTACCTCGTCGCCGGCACCGACGCGTTCGACCAGGCCCACGAACCCCACGCGATCGACACCATCCCGTCCGAAACGCTCGCCGAGGTCCAGGCCATGCGTGCCGAGCTTCGCGAGCTGTCCGACCGAATCGCCAAGAAGGATGCGTAACCGTGCGCCCCACCCCCACCGTCCCCACCGTGCTCGTCGTGCTTGCAACGACCGGGCTGTTCGCCTGCGGCTCGGACTCGAGCAGCGATCCCGAACCTCCCAGCACGAAGACGGCGAGCACGGCAGCCAGTGCTGCGGAGCGCGTCACGGGCACGAAGGACGAACGAGCAATCAAGCGGCTCGTGATCGCGTACAACGACGCCACCACCAAGCTGCCCGCCGGCAGCGCGATCTGTAACCGGCTGTCCGGACGGTTGCAGTCCGTGATCTTGGTCGAGGTCAAGAAGGTCCAGAGCGACGCCCAGTCGTGCGGGGAGGCCGTGTCGTACCTGCAGACGTCCGAGCCGGGGTACTTCTCGAAGCTGAAGCTCTCGGGCTTGGCGGTCGAGAAGGGCGAAGGGATCGCGTCCGGCACTGACAAGGCCGCGAAGACCGATGTTCGTGCTGAGCTGCTGTTCGTGAAGGAAGGTGGCCGGTGGCTGATCGACAGCCTCGGGATCGACTGAGCGGGCCGCCGGTCGCTAACTCCGTGTCTTCGTACGCCCCGGACCGGCCCGCTCGACATGAAGACCCGCGAGCTCGGCGGTGTTCGCCCCCACAGCTTTAAATCTCACCGCGAACCCTGGGGTCTCGTGCGCTTCGGCGTACCGCTTGGACACACTGAGTCGAACGATCTGTGAGTCATCGGGCAGCACCCCGCCCTTCACGGCGGCGTCAAGCACGGACTTCGCGAGGTTGTCGACATCACCCGCACGGGCCGGCGGCCACCGGGGAGCACTCCGGGCAAGACCTCCGTTCCTCAACAGGTGGGACGGCTTGCGCGGAAGCACGACCGCCAGGTCAACGACCGTCTCGACGGCCGGAAGAGCGGGTACCTTCACGGCGAGGGTTCGCGCGAGCTCGGCGGCCTGGGAGGTGTACCAGCGTGGCATGAACGTGCCGTTCCGCGTGACGCGCGGCCGCGGCGACGGCCGCAGAACACACGGAACCCACACGTCGCTCACGACGAGCGGGCCAGCAGAGATCGGTACCGCTCGCGGCGCCACGCCTTCGCCCACCCATCGCGCTTCGCGGCGTGCCAGATCCGCTTTCGCTGAGCCCGCATGTACCGACGCAGCACCTTCCGGCGCTCGAGGTCACGGTCCTCGCGCCGCAGCTGGTCGTACTCCCTGATCCACCGCTTCTCGTCCGAGGCGTACCCGGCGAGCGCATCCTTCGGCCTGGCTGCCGACAGGAACAGCGCACGTTCGGCCTTACGCCGACGCGTCAGCCCCGCGAGAACCGACCCGCCCGCCTTGTTCCACAGCAGGAACCCGTCGGCCGCCGCGTGCATCCGGCCGGCCCGGAGCGCCCGCCCGACCGTCGACGACGCGACGATCGCGCCGGGCCCGCAGTTGTAGACCAGCGACACGAGCGCGTCGAACTGGTGCTGCGTCAGCTTCACCCCAGCGTTGACAAGGACGTTGACGTACGGGGCGTACTTGCGGTCCAGGTCCCGCGCGAGAAGCGCCTTCCCCTCCGCGAGTGTCAGATGCGGCGACGAAGGACCGACTCCCTCGATGTGGCCGTACCCGATCGTCCACACACCGACGGCGTCACGGTACGGGCGGCTGCTGAACCCCTCGAACTCCTTGATGAGTTCGACACCGGCGTCACTGATCTTCATGACGCGTCCTCGGGCGGGGCGTCGGGCGTGAGCCGCGAGTCGGGGCCCTGACCATCGGGTGCCTGCTGCATCTCGAGGTCGTCGGAGAGCTCGTCGTCGGGGTGGGCGTCCGGGGCAACCTGCGGGTCGGCGATGGTGACCGCCCCGGCCGGGGCGACATAGCCGGCGCCGAGCGTGCCGAGGCCGCCGACGATGGCGGTCAGTCCGATGGCCTTGTCGACGGCGAGCGCGACGATGATGCCGAGGATCACGAGGGCGACGGCGGGGATGAGCTTTGGCGAGAGGCCGATGGTGGTGGTGTTCACGGGGGCTCCTAGGTGCGGGCGGTGAGGCTGCGGTAGCGGGTTGTGCGGGCGGCCTTGGACCAGCCGTCCTTCTGGGCGGCTCGCCAGATCGACTTGCGGCGAGCCGTCATGCGACGCACCAGCGCGGCGCGGGTCTTCGCGCTGGGGTGCTTGTCGAACGCTCTGATCCAACGGCGTTCGTCAGCGGGGTACGCGGCGAGGGGGTCGAGCGCCTTGCCGATCGCTGTGTAAGTGCCGGGGCGCCACTTGAGATGCCACCACTCGGTCGGAGCGTCGCTCCACTTCTTCGCGAACCCGTACTTCGCGCCGATGTGATCAACGATCTGGCGCATCTGCGGGGTTGCGAGGTCGACCGCCAGGCCGAGCCCGTGGTTCGACGTTCCGGGGCGGGCAGCGAGGTTGCCGCGGCCAGAGCGGTACAGGGCCCAGAAGTACTCCTGGTCCTTCAGCGGCCGGTACGCGGTTCGTGCGGAGCTCGTGCGAAGCGTCACGCCGTAGCGGCGTTCGGACTCGGCGTTCATCGCAAGGAACGCCCGTGCGGCGTCGCGGCGGAGGGAGCACCGCTCGCCGTTCGTGGCGTGCGTGATCTCGCCGAGCTCCGACGACTTGAGTTGGCCGTTGGCGCTCATCGGTGGGCCTTTCGAGTGCGAAGGTGATGAACCGCTAGTCCGGTGCCGCAGAGAGCGAACCCAGCAAGGGCGAACGCACGGGTCGGCAGGACGATCAGGACGTGACCGAGAGCGCTCATGGCTGCCCCGGAGTCGTCGAGCTCGAATCGGCGGGGACCGTGACGGTCTCCACGACAGTGGTCGTGACGGTGTCCCCAGACGGGCCCTGCGGCCCGGCGGGGCCTGCAGGACCAGCCGGACCCTGCGGCCCGGTATCGCCCTTGTCGCCCGTGTCGCCCTTCGCGCCGCGATCGCCCTTCGCACCGGTCCTGCCGTCGTCGCCGGGGAGCCCGTTCGCTCCGGCCGCGCCAGCGGCGCCCGTGGTCCCGTCCTTCCCGGCCGCTCCGCTCGCGCCAGTGCGGCCCATCGCGCCGAGATAGCCCTGCGGACCGAGAAAGCCCCGCGGACCTCTCGGTCCGGCGGGGCCCTGGGCGCCAACCGGACCAATCGACCCATCGACACCGTTCGCGCCGCGTACACCGGGCAGGCCTTGCTTGCCCTGCAAGTAGCGAAGCTGATCTGTCGCGGACTTTTCTGCCTTCTTGGCCGTCGTCGAGACAGCGGCGATCTTCTGCCGGTTCGCCTCCCGCCGGCCGCTGGCCTGCGAAAACTGAAGCGTGAACGACCCGCCAATGGCGAGTGCCATGACCGCCACGACGGCCCACAGCGCACGGATGCGGCCGCGAAGCTTCACGATCTCCGCGACGGCGACCGGTGCCTGCGGATCAGGCTCGGCGTGACGGCTCACGGGTCAATCCCGTTCTCGCGCAGCTTCCGGCGCAGCGCGTCGATCTCGGCCTCGGCAGCGGCGAGTCGCTGACGGAGGTCCTTCTCGCGCAGTTCAGCGGAGTCCGCGCGCTCGACGGCCTTGTCGGTGTTCATGTTCGCTGTCTCCACGGCTTCGCGGGCGTCTTTTCGATTGAGCTGGTACGCGCCGAAAAGGAGCCCCAGGAAGACCGCGAAGAACCCCGGGCCGAGCCACTGCTCGAGCACTTCAGCCAGCCCATGGGAGGAGTGACGGGTAGGGGTACGCCTGCTGGCACTCGAGGCGCGGCGGAAGGCGCGCAGCGAGCTCGATCGTGCGGTCGTCGGCGCGGCGGGCGATCCGGAGGTACCGGTCCGCAGTCCGAGTGTTCCCATCGGCGCGGCGTGCGACGGAGGCGTCGCCAGCAAAGCTGCTCACGTCGGTGTTCAGCGCGGCGAGGCCTCGGCGGTCGAGCTGAGAACGCTCGCAGCCGCGAACGGCGTCGTTTCGGAGCTTCACGCGACCGCCGTACGACTGAGCCACGATCGCGCACGCCAGCACAACGCCTGCGAGGACCAGGAGCCACAAGGAGCGCTTGCGGATCATGCTGCCTCAAGCCATCCGTACGGGATCGGGAGCGGCCCGATCTGGTCCTTGCCGTCCGGGAACGAGACCGTCAGAACGCAGCTGTCGCCCTGCTTTTTCGCGCGAACGGTTATGTCGTCGTTGTCGGTCCAGTTGACCTCGAGCAGCGTTGCGCCGGCGGTCTCGAGGCCGGTGAGGCGGGTGTGCGCTGTGGCGAACGCGGCGAGCATCCACGTCTGTGTGCGGGCGGGGTTCGGTGCGGAGTCGGTCATGAGGTTCAGCCGGTGACCGTGAGCGGTCGGACGTTGGCGACGAGGCCGTAGGCCTGCCAGCCGGGGTTGGACGTGCCGTTCGTGGTGACTGCGAGACCGACTCGCGCATTTGCGGAGGGCGTCGCGACGCGGCCGCCGAGCGCACCGCCGGATGCAGCGTTCGAGCCGGACGGTCGGGTCAGGACGACGTTCTCCGGCGCGTACCGCGAAACGGTTCCGGTGCTTCCGTCGTCGCGAGCTGCCGCATGGAAGCGGATGTCGGTGACTGCGCCGCCGTACGCGACGGACTGAACCCACCCGTCGACGTCGTAGGTGCCCGCGAACGGGACGATCACGGACGCTGCGGTGATCCGAACGTCGCCGTTCTGGCCGGGCTGGGTGCCGGTGTCGGCGGTCAGCGACGTTCGCCACGCCGCGCCCTCCGTGAGGACCCATTGGCTGTTCTGGCGTTCGAACTCCCACCGCACCCATGGCTGGTTCGAGATGTCGGGCCGGAACGCGAAGCGCTGCCCCTCGAACAACGCCGTCGGGACGGATGTCAGAACCGGGGTCTGCGCCGCGACCAGAACCCACGTGGAGCCGTCGCAGTAGAACCACGCCTTGCCGTCCGTGGCGTAGTAGAGGTAGCCCTTGTGGTCCGCGTTCGCGGGCAGCGACGAGCCGCCGAGATCGGCATAGGCGCCCTGGTCGAAGAACGTTGCTCCGACCCCGAGGACCTGCGCGAGGTCCTTCTGCTGGTCCATGCCGGCGGGGATGTCGCCGCCGGCGTAGTACGGGAGGCCTCCGCGGCTGGTCGTTGCTCGAGTCATGGGTTACCTCAGCCGGCGACGGCGTCGTTCCAGGTCGGGTAGGCGGTGACCGTGGCGTTCCACGACGACCGCTCGTCGACGAGGTCGTCCCACGTCTGGTCGTCGGCGATCACGATGTGCGCGATCAGCCGTACCGGCTTCGCGGCGAGGACGTCCCTGACGATCAGGTCGTTGTGCCCCGGTAGGACATCCGACGCACGGATGCGCACCTGGAAGTGGTACGGCGCGTCGACGGACGCCCCGAGCGCGGGGTCGTACCGCTCGCGCAGGGTCACCGCACCTCCGGGGGCCATGTGCCGGCGCGCTGCGGCGATGATCGTGTCGGGATGCCCACGCCGCCACCGCGGGCGGCTCGCGATCTCTTGCCGCCACGCCGACTCGATCGCCGCGGTCGGGCGCTCGAACGGCTGCAGCCGCGGGAGGAGCCGCACCCCGTACGCCTGGCCGCACCACCGCAGTGCCCACCACGGGCAGCGAGCGGGGTCCAGGAGCGCTTCGTATCCGACGCGTGCGACCTCGTCGACCCACCCGGCGACGGATGTGATTGCGTCGACGAGAGCGGCGAGCGCGAACCCGTTGTCGGCGTCCGGGTACGTCCACGGCCCGAGGCGGCGGTACACGAGCTCGGCCATCGTGGTCATCTCCCACGGCGGCAGCACGATCTCTCGCGGGCGCGTCACCGAGGTGCTCATGGCACGCGCTCCACGACCGTCACGGTCATCGTGCCGGCGCGCGTCAGAGGCGCGAGGCCGCTGAGCGTGAGGTCAGCCGCGGTGCCCTGGATCTTTGGGGTGCCGGTCACGACGTACGCGATCGCTTCGCAGCTTCGGGCGACCGCGACAGCCTCAGTGAGGCGGACGTGCTTGGACGGCACCCACCATTCCGCTTCGACGTCTTCCGGCGGCTGCGCCCACGACAACGGCGACAGCCACTGCTGCAGCGCCGCGACGACCTGTGCCTGAGCGACCCCGAGGTACGCGGGGTATGCCGCAACGGTCATCTCGACGTTGACGGTCGTGTACGTGTAGTCCGCGATGAACAGCCCAAAGTTCGTTTCGCGACGTGACGCGATGTCCGCGGCGATCGTGGTCTTCGCACCCGACGAGAGAGGCTCGCCGGCGAGGTCGCGAACGAACGCGGTCATCGCGTTTGCGGTCTCGACTCCGGGGTGGGCGGGGTCGAGAAGATCGACGATGGAGACGCCCCCGACCGCGGGGTTCGACTGGATGCGTCCTGCGAAGTCGCCGGGCACGATGACCTGCGACGAGTTCAGTTCCATCTCGGTCGTCGTCTTGTTCAGGAACGCGTCGTCGTCCTCGCCATCGGTGCCGTCGACGGTCGGTCCCTCGAGCGTCATGCTGTTCAGCCACACGTACGCCTGGTCGGGGTCGACCGGGCCGGTCAGGCCGTTGCTGTCGGTGCCCTCGTCGGTGGCGCGGACCGGGATGCCGGTCACAGTGACCGTTGCGCCCGGTGTGGAAGCGGCCGCGAACACGGCGTCCTGCTCGGTGACGAACTGGTAGCGCGACTGGTCCGCGGCGACCGCTGTGAGCTGCGCGCCGGCGGGCAGAAGGTAGGGCTGTAGCCCGTCGCTGACGGCGGTCGCGGTACCTGTTGCTGGCTGCGCGGCTTCTTGAACCAGCCCGGACCGTACGCCGATCTCGTTCACGATCGTGTCGAGGACGTCCGACAGGATCTCGATGCCGGTCGCGTACTCCTCCGCGGTTGCGGTCAGGAGCGCTCCTTCGAGCGTGTCGTCTGCCGCCTCGGCGCTCGGCACGATCTCCGCGAGCCGGGCCCGCATCGACGTGACGATCCCTTGCGGGTCAGCCTCCAGCTCGGTGAAGATGCGCTCGCCCATCAACTGGCCTCTCCGGCAAGGCCGACAGCGATGTCGAGACCTTCGAGGCCCTGATCGGTCTGCGGCACGCGATTGACCGTCACGGCGGCACGTGGCTCTTGCGACTCGATGAGCTGCTGCAGCTCACCCGGCGACGGGCGGGTGCTGCGTAGTTCGAACGACGGCAGGCCGAGGTTCGGGAAGTCCGGGAGTTCGCCGAGCTCGAGCTGGCAGATGCGGCTGACGGACTGCGTGACCGCTTCGAGGGAGTCCGCTTCGACGACCGAGTACGTGCCGTCGCTGATTGAGACAGGCCATGCGAGGGTGGGTGTGTCGACGGTCGCCATCAGGCGGACGGGGTCCACTTCATGAGCCAGAGGTCGCCGGTGTTGTCGACGATCACCAGTCCGGTGTCGCCGTCCATCGGAAGATCGGGGCCGCGGAGCTCCCAGTTCGTGCAGGTCCAGCGGTTCTCAGGCGACAGGGCGGGGATGACCAGCTTCAGCGGGTCGTTCTCGCTGGCGGGGTTCGATCGGATCGTGGCTCGGTACCCGCCGTTCCTCAGGCCGGTGCTGCGCGTTTGGCGGTGCGCTCGGACCTGTTCGTCGGCTAGGGCCACTCCGTGAGCGTACTAGCGTTCTCGGATGGTATTTCGTCGCATGACGATGTCGACGGATAGGCGACGGCTCCCGGCGTCGACGGGACCTACGATCACGTGATGCGTCGTGTTGCTTTGCCCCTCCCCCTTGTCCTGGCGTTCGCGTTTGCCGCACCAGCTGGAGCAGCGTCGTCGAAGAGGTGCAAGATCCAGCCACCCGACGGGGCCGGGTTCTACGGGCTCAAGGTCAAAGGCGTCAGCTGCGCCACCGGCAAAAGGGTGCTGATCAAGGTGCGGAACGACCAGACCGAGTCGCTCGGCGAGTACCGCAGCCGCGTCAGGGTCGGCCGGCTGACGTTCACGTGCCGCACCACGTTCCCGGGGTACGAGCAAGCGCTGGACACATGCAAGAGCGGCAGCCGGCGGGTCTACCTTCGAAGCGGCGCCTAGCCCTTCGCGAGACCGAAGTGGACGTGGTTGTAGTGGTTGCCACCGGTCGTTGACCGGTAGATGAGCTGCAGCCGGTAGCCGCTGAGCGTGCCGTTGGAGATCTGCTTCGACCCGCCGGTTGATGTCATGTCCAGGCGCTTCAGGCCGAACATGTCCGCGAGCTCGTTCGCGAGCGCGTCCATCTGCGGCGTGGGGTGCTCCCCGTTGGACATGTCCGCCGCCCAAGCGACCGACGGCGGCCCCTGGTGCATCGACCGGGTCCCGTTCACCGTCGGCCCATGGCGGCCGTTCGCGGCCGTCACGGAAGCGGCGGACACATTGATGCCGTGCTTTCTCGCGACCGGCAGCACGATCGTGTCGATGATCGACTTCGGGGTTCCCGAGATCGAAGTCAGCTTGCCGCGCTTGCCGGTGTATGACGCCGCACCGCCGATTGTGGCCTTCTTCGACGCCTTGTCCTTCACCTCGCGCTGAACGATCACCGACGCCGGCTCAAGCGATTTCGCGTTCCGCCTGCGCAGCGTCACCTCGGCGATCCCACCGCCGGTCAATGGCGAGTCGCTGATCTTCTCCACGATCCACCGGCCGTCGACTGGCGATTCGTCGTCGACCATCACCGTCATGCCGGGCAGTAGCTGCCACTCGTCCGCCAAGGCCAGGGTGACGGTGATCTCTGCAGCTTCGCGGCGAACGTCCCACGTCCACGGCATCGCCTTCACTTCCTCCATGTCCCTGGAGAGGTGAAGGACCGGGTTGCCGCGGATCAGTTCGTCGTCGGACGCGTACCCGAACGTGTTGCCGGCAGCCCACCGGTGCCACTTGACATCGTCGGCGAGCTGGCCGGTGGCGTCCCACCAGTTGACGTTCTCGTCGTTGTCGGACGTCTTGAACGCGAACTGCTGGGTGTACGTCTCGACCTTTGTTGAAGCCGCATCCGTCGTCGACGTCGCGTTCGGGTTCCGACCAAGCCACAGGTCAACCGTCTTCGTCGCCTCGCCCTCCCACTGTCCGAACGCAGAAGGCGTCCCTGCAACCTGGACCTGGTCGATCATCTGCCCCAGATTCCCGGCCGCGCTGTGCAGCGACCCGTGCTTCTGTTTCCACCCCGGAATGCCATGAACACCGAGCAAGAACGCCCGGGCCGCTTTCCTGGTGTCGAGCACGTCGGCGTCTGAGCCGTAGCTCGGGGACTGCTGGAACGGGCCGCGGTGCGTCACGCCGGCCGCCAGGGCGTTGGAGCGCGTGTACTGCGGCAGCCCGGCCACCGTTTCCTGGGTCACGCACATGACCATCGCGATCATCACGCGACGCGAAGCACCGACCGCTGCTGCCTCGGTCAGCGCCAGATCGAGGCAGCGCAGCTGTGTGCTGTTTGCAGACGCGCGCTTCACCTTCACCTTCGACCCGGCGGACCCCCACCCCGAACCACCCGACGACGACTCGACAGCCTTTGCCTTCCGCTTCGCGGTCGTGATCGACTCAGGCTCTTCGGCCTTCGCGATCTTCTGCTTGTCCTTCAGCTCTGGGATGTACACCGGGATGCCACCGCCGGCTTTCACCGAAAGGACCAGCTGGTAGATGAACGCAGCCCGGGTCTGCTTGTTCCGTGACGCCTTCATCGGCCGCTTGTGCTGCCGCAGGTACGCCGCCGCACGGTCCTCAGCGATCACGGACCACCCGTCATCGGACCGCTCGAGCCTCACGATCCGCCACCACACCGACCCCCAACGGATGTCGATGCCGTCGAGGAGCTCGTCCTCGTTCTGGTCGATCAGTTCGAACTCTGCGAGATCCCCGACGGGGTCGAGGACGTCGATGGTGATCGTGCCGGCGTCATCGAGGCCAAGGTCACGCCGCAGGTCCCGGACACGGCCGGTGATGTCCGCGACCTGGTCCTTCGTGTACAGCCGGACGGTCTGCTCGATCGTCGCTTCCGGGCGGGCCGGCAGCTTCAACCACGGCGCCAGGGGGGTCTTCTTCTTGGCCTTCTTGGCCTTCACGGTCGCGGGCATCTGGTCAGTCCTGCGGCATCTTCAGCTTCTCGCCGACCTTGACGTCCGTCGGCGACCGGCGAGGCGTCTTCTTCTTGCCCTTCTTGTGCGGGTTCAGCTTCGCGATGTCCTTCCACCGCTTCGACTGGCCGAGCACGTCCTGGGCGATCGACGTCAGCGTCTCGCCCTTCTTGACGGTGTGATCCTTCCGGCGCTTCAGCTTGCCGTTCTTCGCCCGCGTGTTCTTTCGCGACCCGGCCGTCAGCTTCGACAGGTCATGCGACTCCTGGAACGAGATCGTGAGGTGCTGCCTGATCCGGCGGTTGCGGTCCCAGATCGCCTTCGTCTGCGTGATCCCCGTCATCAGCCACAGCTGGTCGGTGCCTGGCAGCTGCCCGGCCACCTGGACTGCTTTTGGGCCACCGGACGCGCGCCCTTCCCGGCGGGGCGCCATCATCACCTCGATCTCGTCGATCGCGGCCTCGACGCTCTTGTTCGGGAATCCGTCGACGATGATCTGGATCTCGAGGGTGTCCGCAGCATGACCGGCCCAGTACGTCGACTGTGTCCGCCAGGGGCCGTCAACGGTCTGGAAGTTCGGGGCGCCGCGGGTGAGGACGGGCTCCGTTTCGTCGAACATGACGGTGATCGCGTACTTCATGTCGACCGTCCGGAGCGTCACGAACCCCTGCGGGGGGACGACAAGCTTCGGGGCGTACCCGCCGGGCGGCGGAGGCTTGACCCAGCTGATGCCGCCGCCCAGGACCATGCCCTTGTCGGGAACGAACTCGGTGCGGCGGCTCATTTCTTCAACGCCTGACGCTCGGTCTCTTCGGAAACGGCTTCGTAGATCAGACGCTGTCCGATGAACACGGGAACGCGGATCGTCGGCCGCTGTTCGTACCCGCGGCGGCTCCCGCCGGTGGGCCCGCTCGATGCCTGCGCTCTGGCGGACTCGGCGGCGGCTCGTGACCATGGATGCCCGGCGGTCAAGACCTGGGTGCCGGACGGCAGGACCGCGAGCTCGGGGCCGTGCTCGTTCATCTGCGTGGTCTCGCCACGCCCCACAACCCCGCCCGTTGCACGCTTCTTGCGGTTCGCCTTGTAGTACTTCGAGTTGAAGTCTCCGGGGTAGTCGGAGTCCTTCAGCTCCTTCTCGTACCGGCGGTACTTGGCCGTCCCGCGCTCACCGATCTCCTTCGGATCAGCGCGCTTCCACTTCGCCGCCAAGGCCGGGTGATCCCGCGCCCACGCATCGAACGCCGATTCGGAGCCAGCGTCGCCGCCGACTCGCTGCTTCTCGCGCTTGCCCTTCCGGCGGTACTTGCCGACAGTCGGGTCCTTATCCTCCGCGCCAGCCGCCTCGATCGTGTCGTCGACGTTCTTGTTCACGTTGTCCAGCGCGAGCTTGACCGCGTAGGCCGCAAGTGCAGCGCCGGCCGCGATGCCCATGACCTTGCCCATCGCGCCACCGGCCTTCGAGAACCGGCCCTTCCGCTTGTTCATCTCCGGCCCGATGTTCTTCCCCGCCGACCGGCCCGCCGACGACGCATAGGTCTCTCCCGCTGCAGCACCAGCCTCGTTCGCGAGCTTCGCGGACGTGCGCATCTTCCACAGCAGCTTGAGGACCTTGTTGATTCCCGTGACGTTTCCCGCGAGCTTCAGCCCCTTCGCGGCCGTGGTGACCGCAACAAAGCCCGCAGCCACCTTGATCAACTCGGGATGCTTGCCGACGAACTTCGTGACGACATCGACCACCTTCTCGGTGGTGTTCACCACCGGAGTGATCTGCTTCTTGACCTCCGGCCACGCCTTGTTGGCCTTCTTCGCCATATCGACCGTCAGGTCAGCAGCCTTCGCGTACAGCGGCAGAAGTACCGTGCCGAGCTGCACCTGGATGCCGAGCATCGCGATCTTCTGCTCACGCTGTTTCTTCGCGTGTTCCGCCAGCGAATCGGTCGACCCGGCAACGTTCGCGCCGTACTCATCGACCAGGTTCAGCTGCTCCTTCAAACCCTCCGAGCCCTTCGACAGCAACGGCCGGAGGGTCTGCCAGCCCTTCCCGAACAACGACATCGCGAGCGCCGACCGGTTCGTTCCCGGCCCGAGCTTCTCGTAGCCGTCCGCGACCTTCATCAGGAACCCGTACATGTCGGTGTTCGCCGACGCAGCGTCCTCCGATGACAGCCCAAACTTCTTCAGCGCCTCGGCCTGCTTGCCCAAGCTCTTCGACGACAGGTCGCTTCGCTTGACGTCGCCGGTCGCGAGGATCTTCGCGATCGTCGCCTCGCGCTTCTGCGCGTTGGTGATGTTCTCTGCGGCCGCGAGCTTCTGTTGCTGCGTTCGCGACAGCTTGCTCATCGCAGCGCGCTGCTTGTCGACAGCCGGCGCGACCGCCGACACGTTCTTCGCCAACGTGCCGAACGACTGGTTCAGCGCCTTCGGGGCAAGGTTCCTGACCTTCGCAAGCGCGGCCCAACGGCCGGCCTGCTTCTCCGACATCCCGAAGTTGCCAGACAGCCCCATCGCGGCCGTGCCGAGCTCCTCGAGCGTGTCGACGGACTCGTTCGCGTACTTGATCGACAGGAACGCCGCACCCGCAGCCGCGGCACGCTTCGCGAGGGTGCCGATCGGCGACGCTGCCTTCCGGAACTTCGGGGCAGCCTGTTCGATCTCGTCGCCGGACCGCTTCGCGCCACGGCGCATCTTCGTGAACGACGTGTCGGCCTGGTCCCCCGTCTTGCGGACCTGCCGCTCAACCTGCCCCAGCGCCGAGTCGGCCTGCTTTCCCGACTTCTGGGTGTCCGGCCCCAACCCGCGGACGTCAGAGCGAAGCTCTTTGACTTCCTTCGACGCAGCCGCTCGTCCCGCGATCTCGATCGCGAGAACGATCTGGTCCTTCGATGCTGCCATCAGGGCACCAGCCGGTTCAGGTCGTCACGGTTCACGGCGATCTGTTGCGCCCCGATCACCCGGTCGATCCACCACTGCAGAACGCCGGGGTCTTGGCGTTCTGCAAGACGGACCGCGACCTCTCCCGCCCCCATCGCGATAGCGATTTCCACGGCGGAATCGATCTCCGGACGGCCGGGGCCTAGGGCCCCGAGATAGGGTCGCCGTCTTCCTCGGCACCGCTCATCGCCCACACGCGGTACGACCTAGCCATCGACGCAACAGCCTGAACGTTCACCTCGGGCGGGTCGGACAGCGTGAACAGCTGCTGCAACGCCGGGGTGTCGTGTTCGAACGGCTCGAGGTCCGGGTCGCCTTCCATCGCGCGAGCGTGCATCGTCGCCAGGTCTTGGAGCGTGTAGCCCTCAACAGGCGCCCACTTGCCCTCGACGCGCTGAACGACGCAGAGGATTCGGTGCGCCAAGAACTCGAGCTGCGAGTAGTTGTCGACCGTTCCCTCTTCGTCGTCGTAGATCGTGATTGATGCGTCCCTGGGGATGCCAAGGCGGATGCCGAAGTCAATCGGCCCCTCGAGATCGAGCGGGAAGTTGAGGAAGCGCTTGCGGCGGGCCTTACGGCCGGCCTGCGCAATCGCGTCCGCGACGGACCCCGGCTCGGGCGCGGCCACAGACGGGGCCGGTGCCTCCTCCGGCTCGTCACCTGCCGCCCGGACCGTGGGGCCCGTGATGGGGGTGTCGGTCACTGCGTCACCGATCCGACCGTGACGGTCCACGTCTGGCCGGTCACGGACTCGCTGTCGCGCTGCGGGTACCCGACAGCCTTGATGACCCCGGAGAACGAGTCGGGCGTTCCGATCGCGTTCTTCTTCGAGTCGAGGTCCTGCACGACGACACGGGCGGCTGCGCCGTCCTTCGCGTTGCGGACGAGGGCACGCCGGATCGTCTGGTCGCGGATCGGGTCGTACTCGCGGGTGAGGACGATGTCCTCGTAGTCGTCGAGGCCGGCGAGTGGGACGGCATCGGCCATGCCGCCGGGCCGGATCTTGCCGGTCTCGGTGGTCAGGTTGCCGCCCTCGAACTTCATCCACGCGTCCCGAACAGCGGCGCTGTCGGACGTGAGGTTGATGAGGTGGTTGCGTTCGGTGAGTACCGGCATCGTTCAGTTCCTGTTCGGGTCAGGCGCCGGTGACGGTGCCGCCGGGCACCTGGACGGCGAGGTTCAGTCGGATGCGCTCGGCGACCTCGGGGGGCCGGATCTCGGCGTCTGCGCGAATCCACCCGTCGGCACGGGACTGCTCGGTGTTGAGCTGATCGCCGACGTCGATGCGGTAAGCGGCTTCGGGGAGGTCCTGGTCGCCGCCGTCGAGGTTGCCGGCCTTGCGCTCTTCCTCGGCGAGGGCGGTGAGGTCGTTGCCGAGCTGCAGGCGGACGGTCTTGGTGTTGCGGCGCAGGACCCTGGACTCGAGGACCTTGTCGCCGAGGGCCTTGAAGCGCATGACGACGCGGGCGGACGTCAGCCACTTGTAGGCGGGGTGCAGGGTGGTGTTCGCGAGCGACCGTGCGCCGTACAGGCGCGGGGCGCCGCCGATGCGGACGATGCAGACGCCGCCGGCGGTGTTGAGGAGCCCGCGCTCGGTGTCGCTGTAGGTGTCTTCGACGTCGAGGATGTAGGGGTGCTCGCCGTACTCCTCGCCGGCGGGCGCCTGGCCGGCGCCTGCTGCGGCGTCGGTGTAGGCGGCGCGGCCGCACCAGAAGCCGGAGCCGGACACCCAGCGGGTGCCGCCGTCGGTGGTGCGGACGAGGACGCGGGACACGATGCCGGTGCCGCACTGGCTGGTCGCGGACTTCAGGCTGTTGAGGTACGCCGTCTTCTGCGACGCGGTCATCGTCGGGTCGAGGTCGAGGACCGCGAACCGCGGGGTCTTGTCGTCGTTCGCCTTCGCCAGGAGTGCCAGGTGAACGGTCTGGGTGAAGATGCCCGGGGCGGACAGGTTGCCGGTCCCGTGCTCCGGCGTGAACTTGTTGAGCGCACCGACGATCGCGGCGCTGTCGATCGCGTTGCGGTTCGACAGGCCACCGGTCAGCGACGATGCGGCGGCGGCCGGCGGGAGGCCGGAGCCGGACCCGGCGATCAGCTTGCCGTATGTGCCGACGTACCCCACGAAGTCGGCGAGGGTGGACGACGCGGGGGTCTGCTCGAGGACGTTGCCGGTGACGCTGTCGATGAACGACACGATCCGCTGGCTGGCGTCGCCGCTCGGAGCGGTGATGGAGACCTGCAGCTGGTTGCCCCAGTCGCCGGTGCTGGTCGCGACGGCCTTGAGGCTGTTGCCGGTGGTGCCAGCGATGTCCTTGGACGCGGCGACAGCGGTCGACGCGGTGATGCGGGAGATGACGGCGCGGGTGCCGCCGGTGTTGAAGAAGGCGTCGAGGGCGTCGTGGCCGACACCGAACGTCTGGCGTGGCCCGAAGATGAGGTCGCGTTCGGCGACGCTGCCGACTTCGACGGGGGTGTCGGGGCCGCGGAGCGTTTCCATGATCACCAGGGCGAGGCTGGTGTCGGTGTCGCTGCCGGGCGGCTGGATGCTGTCGACGCGGGCGGTTTCGATTCCGGGGGTCGGCATGGATCAGCCCTTGTCGGTCTTGGTGGGTGTGCGACGGGCCGGTGTCTTCGGCTCCGGCTCGATGGCGACGGCGGCGCCGGCCTGGATGAGGCGGTCGGCTTCGTCTTGCTCGAGGTCGTCGGGCACGTGGAGCTCGTCTCCGAACGCGACGGGGCGTCCGGACGGCAGGTAGTGCGGGTCGTGCTTGCCGACGAATCGAACGCTGTCTGCGGTCATGGGGTCCTCACGCGTAGGTGGAAGCGGAGATCACCCGGTGAGCGTACTAGCAGATACGGATGGTATTTCGACGCTGTCAGCTAGTTTTCCGGTAGGCTTGCTGTATGAGTGAGATGACGGCCCTTGAGGTCGAACGCAAAAAGCAGGGGATGTCGCGGGATCAGTTGGCGGCGCGGTCGGGGATCACGACGCGGACGATCCAGAACCACGAGCGGTACGGCATGACGCCGCACTGGGCGGTGAAGAGGGCGCTGGCGGAAGGGCTCGGGTGCGACGTGGGTCGCGCCTTCCCGTCGCCTACCGCTGGTCAGGAGCAGGGTCGGTGCGCGGGCTGCGGCGCGGCGGGCGAACCGCTCGAACAGGTCACGACCACGACCGCGCCGATCGAGACGTTCCGGATGTGCGTCGACAACTTCGCGTGCCGCGACCGCCGCCGCGCTGGTCAGATGCAGGAGCCGGGCGCATGATCGGCCGGTGGCGCTCGTGGAGGGCGTGGCGAGAGGAGCGGCGCATCATGGACGAGGTCCTGGAGCTGCGGGTCGCTGAGCGTGACGAAGCGCGCCGTGAGCGCGACGACGCGCTGGCGGACCTTGCGACGCTGCTGTCCTGGGCCGACGAAGCCCGGGCTCAGATCGGGCCGATCCAAGTGGCGATCGACGTTCAGAAGGGGTTGCTCTGCCATCCGGCGATCAAGCTCAACGAGCGCCGCCGGCGGGCTTCCGCTTCGAGGGCGGAGGGTGTCGACCGATGAGCGCCTACGTCCTGGGGATCGGCGACTACTTCGCTGCTCGTCGCCCCGATGGCGTGGTGCTCGACGGCTCCCGAGTTCGAGTCGTGTGGGCCGACGGCGAGATGCGGGTCCAGCGGTACGCGTCCGCATCGTCGAGCAGCGGCGAGGGGTGGGGCGACTACCTGCTGGCCTCGTCCGACGGACCCGCCCAAGCGCTCATCGACCTGATCGCGCGCGCTTCCACATCGAGGGCTACCGAGCAAGGTCAGAAACAGGGTCCCGATGTCGACTGATCCGCCCGTGATCTGGGTCGTCGTCGGCAACGACGGGCGCCCTGGCTACATCGCTGACGAAGGCGACCAGGCCGAGTACGACATCGGCCCGAACCTCGCCGCCGAGCTTCGTGAGCGCGACGCACGGCTCGTCCGCTACGCGCCTACTCCGAGGGCGGAGCCGGTCTGCCCCGACTGCGACGGAACAGGCAAGTACACGTTCAGCGACGGCGGCGCGGGACCGGACATGACCGACACCTGCGAGTCGTGCGACGGCACCGGCCGCGCCGCTACTTCGAGGGCGGAGCCTGAGGGGATCGACGACGGCGGCGAGGGCGCAGTGCACCGCCGCGAGAACTGCGACCGCTGCGGCAACTCGGGAGAGGTCCCCGGTCGTCGGGTTCCCGGCGACGACCCTCGCTACCGGCTCCCGTGCCCCGACTGCCGCGCCGATGCGTGGAACCCCGCTTCGAGGGCGAAGGACGTTCCTGATGCGTGAGCCGAACGGTCGCCAAGCCGCCGCCCTCTACCTCGACCGCAACCGCCTCGAATCCGAGTACCCCGAACTCATCGGCCGCCGCAAGCTCCAAGGCCCCGACTGGACCGTCGAGGATCGCGGCTACCGGACGCCATGCCACATCTGGGCCCGCCACCTGACCAAGGGCGGATACGGCAAGACGACCGACCCGACTCGGCGCAACCGGCAGCAGTACACGCACATCCTCAGGTGGGAAGCCGTCAACGGGCCCGTCCCCCAGGGCCTCCACATCGACCACCTGTGCCGCAACCGCGCGTGCTGCAACCCGGAGCACCTCGAGCCGGTCACTCCGGCGGAGAACAGCAGGCGCGGCGAGGGCGGCGGACACGCTCAACGAGGGCGTACGCACTGCCCGCAGGGGCACCCGCTGTCCGGCGACAACCTCTACGTGAACAGCGGACGACGTCACTGCAAGGAGTGCCGGCGGCAAGAGGTCCGGGCACGACGCGCTCGGCAGGCCGAGGCAGAAGAGGGCCAGGCCGCCGCCTAACCGCCCCGCCTCATGCGAACATTTGTTCGTATGGGGCAGGCAGAGCAGCGGCAAGTACGGACCGGAGTCGCGGACCGCGTGAAGCGGGAGCAGCAGATCCGCGACATGCAGGACCGCCGGCTCTGGGAGATCGGCCAACGCGTCCGCGCGCTCGACGAGCACGACCGCCGGCGCGCGGGCCTCGAGCGGGCACTGCGGTGCGATGTCGGCCTGGCGATCCTGAACGCCGATCCACCGTCGGACGAGGAGGTCGCGGCGAAGGCCCGCTGGTCGGTCGCCGATGTTGAGCGGCTCCGTCAGGACATCAAGGACGCCGACCCGAAGTAGCGACGCTTGGGTTTTTGGGTCCGATGTGCATGCTGGGCCGATGTTCGAGCTTGAGACCCATGTGACGCACCTCTTCGACTGGCCCGGGTGGGTCGGGGTGGTGCAGGACTACCACGGCGACGGCCGGTACCGCGTCCGCTGGGAGAAGCGCGGCAAGCTGGCCGTGATTCGGACGGTGCGAGAGGAGGAACTGGTGCCCGCTCCCGCGCCGTCCTGACCTAGATTTCCCCAGACCTAGGGGCTAGGTCTCGTCGTCAGCCGGCGGCTGCTCGCCCGCGAGGACCTTACGGGCGAGCTCCGCGACTTCGTCCCAGGCGGGGTCACCGTCGTACCAGCCCTCCTGGTGGCCGACGAGGAAGAGGCGCGCAAGCTCAGCCGCGGCGCTCATCGCGGCTTCGTAGTCGGGGTCGGCGTGCCGGTGTAGGCCACCGTCACCACGTCCCCAGGATCGCGAGGCACGGCGAACGGTCCGGAGCTCGCGACCGTGGTTCCGTTCAGCCTCACGTCCGTGATCGTCCCGCCGGTCAGGAACAGCCAATCCGGGATCACGGCCGCCGTGTTCGCGACGCCCGTCGCCGCGAGCGTGAACGTCGCCGGCGCGACGGCCGGAAACCCGCGGTTCTGGCCGTACCGCGTCGTGGCCGAGACGGCGGTGGCGAACAGCGCGCCGCCGGTCGCCATCCCGCGCGCCTCGTTGTTGCTGATCGACCCGCCCGTGTACGACGCGCCGCTGAACGTGAGGCCGTACCGGGCCGTCGGGGTGCCGGTGTCGTCGACGAACTCGTTGTCGTCGATCGCGACGTTGTCGCACGCGACGGTCATCTTCACGCCCTCGCGGTCCGTGCCCGTTCCGATCGTCCCGATGTTCCGGAGCCGGTTGCGCTTCACGGAGCTGTTGCGGAGGATCTTCACGCCGGAGTTGTACGAGAAGTAGATCCCCGACTTGCTGGTCCCCTCGATCACGTTGTCGTCGATCCCGAGGCCGTACACGTCGTAGTTCTTCAGGATCACCTGGATCGCGTAGGTGCCGCCCGTGATGCGGTTGCGGCGGATCAGGATGTGCCCGAGCTCGGTGCCCGTCGGGCCCGACGCGGTCCCCGACCCCGACGTGTCGTAGAGGATGCCGGTCGGGCACGCGTCGATCTCGTTGTCGACGACGCGGATCTTGTAGCCCGGCAGCGTCGACACCGTGCCGCCGTTGATGCCCATCCCCGCGATCGACGCGCCGGTGACCGTGTTGTGGTCCCAGATCGTTCGCGAGTTGCCGCAGTCGCCCAGGCCGTACTGGCCGCCCTCCGTGTGGCAGTGGTGGACCTTCGTGAACAGCGCGGTCTGCGAGACGTTCGTCTGCTTCTCGACGAAGATGTTGTAGCGGCCCGAGTTCTTCGCGATGCAGTGCCCGACGACGATGCTCTCGATCGCGAACCCGCCGGTGCCGAGGCCTATGCCGTTGCCGCCCGGGCCCGTCCCGCCGTTCAGGCGCCCACAGTTGTCGACGTGGACCCGCTCGATCGAGCACTCCTGGAAGTGGTCGACGCCGAGGCCCGTCGCCGGGGTGTCGTGGATGTACAGGTCGCGCCAGTGGCAGCGACGGTGGAACTGCGAGAACAACCCCTTCGTCCCCGACACGTAGCCAGCCGACTGCGTCTGCGCGCTACCGTCGACCTGGAAGCTCGCGAACGTGCAGCCGACCATCGGCGCCGCGGCCGTCTTGATGTTCTTCAGGAACGACTCGTCCGCGAACGTCGGCTTGAAGATCGTGAGCGCCGGGCCGTCACCGATCAGCGACACGTTGTTCGGCCACGACGTGATCGAGCTCAGCGTCTTGTAGGTGCCGGCCGGGGCGTAGACGATGCCGCCGCCCGCAGCGCTCGCCGCAGCAGCAGCCGCCACGATCGCCGAGGTCGAGTCTGCCGCACCGGTCTTGTCCGCGCCGTAGGCGTTGACGTTGTAGCGGGTGTCGGAGCTGCCACCAGACCCGCCGAGCGTGATGAAAGACCCGGGCCACGTCCCGCCGGCCTTCGGGCCGTACAGCCGCGGCGGGGACGCAGCCGTGTCGACGTAGCTGTCGCCGTTCTGGCCGACCCCGGAGCCCGGGGCGCCCGTGCCGTACTCGATGTTCCCGTCGGGCGTCAGCAGCGCGATCTGCGCCGCCAGGTCCTCCGCCCGCTGATACGTCGCCGCGCCTCCCGCGGCGCCGAGCTTCGCGATGCCGGCCGCGGTCGTCGTGGCGAGGTCGGTCTTGGAAACCACCGAACCCACGAGCGCCAGCGCACCCGTCGCCGGGAACGACCGGGCGGCCGAGACGAGCAGCGCACCGATGGCGCGGTTCCCGGCGATCGAGAGGTGCGTCTGGTCGGCGACGAGGTTCGGGCGCTGCTTGCCGATCAGCTGCTCGGTCGGCAGGAACATCACGTGCGGCGGGAACTCCGCCACCACGTTCGCGACCGCGGTGTTGATCGTGTCGATCACCGCGTCCGTCGGTATGAACGGCGTCGACGCGTAGATCGCGTACGTCGGCAGGCGGTACTGCCCGAGCACCTGCACCAGGCGCGGGGCCGCGGACTCGACCTGGTACCCGTAGGTGTACGTGGCGCCGACGACGTTCGTGACGGCCATCGTGACCGTCGTCGCGTCCAGCGGGATGTACTTCCGGACGCACGTGAAGACCTGCGCCGAGCTCGTCACCGGCGCCGCCGGGTACAGCCCGCGGGTATCGAGCACCGCCGGGGTACCGTCGGTGCTCGAGTTCGTCGTGACCGTGTGGACCGCGCCGGCGTCCTGGACGGCGGCGACGTTGAACGCCACGATCCGGCCACGCCACCCGGACGGCACGGTGAGGGTCTGCGACCCGTTTCCAGCGATCGCCTTGAACGCCCCACCCAGCGACGACCACGACCCCGTCAGCGAGATCGACGCGTCGTCGTACGGCTTCACGTCACCCGGGTCGGTGAGGATGCGCGAGATCAGCTCCCGGTGCGCGGCGGCGACCGCCGGTGCGCAGTTCGGGCCGAAGTACGCGGGGTCGTTGACGATCCAGTCGATGACCGCCGCCTCAGCCGCGGGCGTCCCGGTGGAGCGGGCGAGCGCACCGTTCAGCTGCACCGGCAGGTTGCCGATGATCGTGCTGCCACCGACACCGTTGTTCTGCTCCGTCGCTTGCAGCGCATCCGCCAGGACCCGCAGGAACCGGGCCGTGGGCGTGGACTCCGTGCCCTCGCCTGCAACGAGGCTGTTGCCATACCCGTCGACCTTCGTGATCAGGCCGCGACCGGGGAGCGTGATCGCCTTCGGGATCGTCGCGCCGGCAAGCGCATCGACCGCGTCGTAGGACGCCGCGCCACCCGACGCCCCAACCGTCGTCTTGCCCTTGATCGTCGTCGTGGCATCCGGAACCGAGCCGCCGCTACCCGGCGGGATCGAGATCAGGTTCCCGTCCGAGTCCTTCGACGGCACCTCCCCCACCTGGATGCCGTTGAGCAACTCCCCCAGGCCCGACGGGCCCGGGTCGCCCTTCGCGCCTTTGTCGCCCTGGATGCCGCGTGTGGTGCCGGGCGGCAACGCATCGCTGATCACTGTGCTGGTGCCGGGGTCAGGCATCTTCGATCTCCAGAGAGGGATGGACCGTCAGGTCGGTCTGCGTGATCACGGGGCTGTCGCCGGGATCGGCCGGATCGACGGGCTCGTCGCCCGGACCCGGCAAGGTCAGTTCGCTGTCGTCGCGCAACACACCGTCGACACGGACGGCGAACTGCTCCTCGACCGCCGCGATCGAACGCCGCTCAGCACCAAGCAAAGCGGTGCCGGTAGCCGGTGCGGAGCTCGTCCACTGCACCAGGCTGACCTGGTCGTGGAAGTCCGCCAGGTGGTGCGTCATCAGCGCACGAATCGAGGCACCGTACGCACCAGCCTTCGCTTGCGCGTCGTTCATGCTCGCCCCGGCGATCTCGACCGCAATGCCGATCCGCCAGGTGTGACCGATCAGGCCGTTCGAGTCGGGGCCATACGGTGCGCCGATCGTGCCGCCGTCAACGACGACGAGGCGCGGGAGTGCGTCTTCGGCGAGTTCTTCGGTGACGGTGATCGGGTGGGTCTGCAGGCTGTTCCACGGCTGCACGCCCGGTGTGCCCGGGGTGACGGTTTCGCCGTCTTGGCGGACCGTCTCGTCGAGATACGTCGGCAGCCCAATTTCAAGCAGCGTCTCGATCACCAACGTCAAGTGGTTGCCGTCCGTGAGTGGCCCGAGAACACGGGCCTTTCGCTGGGCGTACGTCAACGCCGGCATCAGTCGGCCACGCTCATCGCGAACTTCTGCAACCGGCGCTGAACCTCACGGCGCCCCGACTCCGGGAGCTGCATGACCGGCCGGAGCTTCGTGAAGTGCGGCAGGTACGGGACGGTGGACCCGAACAGGAACATGCCTGGTGCCGTTTCGCGGATGCCTTGGTGGGCGCCCTTGATGCACAGGCTGTTCGCCATCGCACCGGTCGCGCGTCCGATGCGGGTGTCGAGGTCGTGCGACTCCTTGTACGCCAGCCAGGAATCGGACAGGCGCTTCCAGCCGTTCGAGCCGTACTCGCCCTGCGAATCGAACTGCTTCGCTGCCTCGTGGGTGAGGGCGTCCTCGATGTCGGGCCACGCGTCGGTCCAGTCTTCGACGGCGCCGGCGAGTCTGGAGAGGGTGCGGTCGACGATGCGGTCGCCGCCAACGTCGATGGTGAAACGCAGCGACATCCGGCTACCAGCGCGTCAAGCGTCCGACGGTCCGGCAACCCGTGCCGCGAACAGCCGGCCCGAACCGAGACACGCTGGGGTGCTCCGCTTCGTCGTCGGGCAGCGGGCACCGGTCGGTGATCTCGAACTTCGCGGCCGCGAGCTTCTCCTCCGCGAGCCGGCCGAGCTGGGCTGCGAGCGTGGTGTTCTCGACCGACGCCTCCGGCCGGTACGACATCTCGACCAGCTGGGCGGCGCGATACGTCATGAACGACGCAGCACGCAACTCCAGGCTTGCCGTGCACGGCGCACGTCCTTCGACAGCCTCCGTCAGTTCGCTGCCCGCCAGCGCGATCAACGCGGTGACCTGCGCAGCAGTCGGGCTGGTCTTCGTCGTGAACGTGTCGACGTAGTCGCCGCCACGCCCCGCTTCGACCGTCCGGGCCCGCAGCAGAGCAGCGACCGACGTCAGGGTCGGCCACCACTCCGGGGTGTTCTGCGGGTCCGGCACCCGTTACTCCGTGTCGCTGGTCGTCTTGCGACGGCCGTCGATCTTCTCGGCGGCGTCGAGGCTGACGAGACGATCGGCGACCTTCTGGTCGACGTCGACGACCGTGCCGCCCTTGAGCCACACGCCGTCGATCTCGACCAGTCGGCCCTTGAGCTCAACCTTCGGCATCAGGAGCTGATGCCGCGGATCTCGACGGCAGCCGGTGTGTTGTCGACCACGAACGCCGGGGAGCCCTCGAGGTCGATCTGCTGCGACCGGATCGGCTTGTTGTCCCACGTGTCGACCGTGAGGGGGTCCTCCCAGTACGTGCCGCCGAGCTGCCCCTCGGCCGCCAGGAGCGCCTTCGTGGCCGGCTGTGCCGGGTTCGAGATCGGCTCGAGGCCGTAGGCGGACAGGACGTCCATCGCGCGCTTGCGGCCGTAGCCCTGCACGAACAGCAGCCAGTCCGACGGGTTCATGATCAGGAGCGTCGGCTTCTGGCCCTGGTCGTCGGCCTCGAAGACCGCGAGGCCCGCGTCGATGGCACCCTCCGGACGGAGACGCGCGGCCGTCGGGCTCGCGCCCTCGACCGTGAACGACGTCCAGTTCGCGGCGGCCGTGATGAACTGCCCGTCCTCCTGCAGCCGCGCCGAGATCACGGCGAGCGCGAGCTTCCTGAACTTCCGGTCCAGCGACTGCGTGGCGCCGCGAACGAGGCGGTTGTACAGGCGGATGTCGTTGCGCTTCAGCGACTGGCGCGGGATGACGATCTTGTGGCCCCACGTGGAGACCTCGGCGATCTTCGGCGCGCCGACCTTGCCGCCGTACTCCGGCAGCTCAGCACCGGGAGCGACTTCCTCGACCTCTTCGATGCCGGCGTTGACGTCGGGATCGTTGGGGTAGTACTTGATCGCGCCGCCGGTCGTGGCTCCGGAGTCCGGCAGCAGCCGGCCGAGGAACGAGAACGCGGTGTAGAGCTGCGCGAAGTCACGTGCGACGACCCGAGGGTCCTGCACGTACTGCGAGATCGTGATGTTGCGCCCGTTGACCGTCGGAACGGCCTCCGGGTACAGGGGGGTGGGGATGTTGGCGACCATGAGTCAGTTCCTCAGACGAGACGGACTTCGACGTCCTGATCGGTCGCCGTTGTGGTGGACAGGGCGTAGGCGACGATCACGTTCGTGCCGGTCTGCGGGATGACCTTGCCGCCCGTGCCGACCATCAGCGCGACGGGGCCGGCGGATGTGTCGATCGCGGCGCCGCACTGGACGCGCAGCTGGTAGCCGGAGCCGGAGTACACTGCGACGGTCTTGCCGGCGACCGTGTCGACGGCGGGGACGCCGAGCGCCCAGACGTTCGCGACGGCCGGCTTGATCGGCAGGTTCTCGCCGGCCAGTGCGTTGCGGCCCGCGGAGATGGTGACGAACCGCTTCGCGAGCACGTCGGCCGTGGCGCGGCCGGTGACCTGAACGCCGGGTCGGAAGTGGACGCGGGTTTCGTTGGCAGCCATGGGTCAGGCCCCCTTCGTGAGGGTGTCGATGCGGGCCTGTTCGGCCGCGGTGAACTGGACGATGGACGGGAGCAGCTCGTCCGTGGGCTGCTCGTCGTGCGGCTGCCGCGAGAACGTCGCGAGCTGGCCGACGGGGATGGTCGCGGCGACGTGGTCGAAGATCCCGCGGGTGAGCTGCGGGTTCTCCTTGTAGTCGGCGACGACCTTGTCCTTGGACTTCGGGGCGATCTTGCCGGCGGCGACGAGCTCGGACGCGAACGTCTCGGCGTCGGTCTGGGCCTTGCGGTCCATGAACTCGTCGAAGCGCTTCAGCCGGGCGTTGATGTCGGCCTCCTGGTCCTCGCTGATCAGCTTGAACCCGGCGGGCGGGGTGTAATCGGGCGTGTCGACCTTCGGCTCGTCGGCCTTGGGCTGCTCGTCCACCTTCGGCGCGTCCGTCGTCGCGGTCGTGTCGTCGGTCTTGTTCTCCGGAGCGTCCGTCGTCTCCGGGGTCTTCTCGGGCTGGGTGTCAGCCATGTTCGGTCCCTCCAGGGGATCGGGGGTGGTGACCGCCGGAGCGGCGTTGTCGTCATCGGGAGAAGGGGTGGAGAAGGCCACCAGCCGCGACGCAGCCACGAGGGGCGCGTCAGCGGTTGGGGATGGGGCCGCGGTGTCGTTGCGCGCCCACAGGTCTTCGAGGTCCTCGAGCGTTTCGACTGCCGGCAGTTCGTCGGACAGCAGCGCGAGGCCGGTGACGACCATGCGGTAGTCGCCGGTGTCGGTCTTGACGTTCCGGATCGCTTCGATCGAACGGGACGGGAACGCGGTTGCGGCGATCCGGTCGATGTTCGGCGGGACCGTGATGTCGGCGTACAGGGTGTCGCCGTCGACCTGCAGGTTCTGGGTACGCCCGATGACTGCGCGGTCGAGGAGACGGATGTGGTCGCCGTCTTGGCGGAACGAGTGGCCGAGGATGGTGCGGGCGGTCTTGACGGCGGGGTCGCCTTGGGCGGCGACGGCGTCGTTGAGGTCGTCGATGGTGATGCCGCCGTCGCCGACGCTGGTCTGGTGGTTGCCGACTGCGGCGATGGGGACGCGCTTCCAGGTGACGAGGTCGTCGGTCATGCGGTGCCCCTGTCGTCAACGGCCAGTGCCTGCTCGGACTCCCACGTGACGACGTACAGGCAGCGGCACCTGTCGCCGCCCTCGCACCCGGCGTAACCTCCGGTCGGGAAGTCCTGCTCGGCTTCGTCGACCGAGTCGTACTGCGTGCCGTCGAGATCAGCGCACGCGGAGCACGTGTTGCCATCGAGCACGCTCGAGGCGTAGATGTCGCGGATCTGGCTCTCGGATGCGCGGGTCTGCGTCTGCCTGCCCGCCGTCTGTGCACGGGTGGTGTCCGCGCCGGCGATCTGCGTCAGCTGGGCGTCGGTGAGCTGCGTGTCGATCTGGTCCTTGACTGCTGCTGCGACAGCGGCAGGATCGGCGGCCTCGGACGCCAAGGCCTGCGTGCGGTTCGTGACCTCTTCGGCGACGGTCGTCGCGATCTGCTGCGACGCAAGGGTCGCGGCAGTCGACGCTGCGGTGGCGTACTCGACGTTCGCCTCCTGAACACGGGTCCCGGCCTCGCGGGCATCCGCGGCGACTGTGCCGGCGGCCTGCTGCGCCGTTGACTCCAGGACGCTGGACACGGCCTCGAGCTGCGCTTGCGGAACGGCGTCGAGGGCGGCTGCTCGTGCGTCCTCGCGGAGCGTCTCGAGGGCGCCGAGGACGGTGTTCGCGGTTGCGACTACCTCGATCGCGGCCTTCAGCTGCTCGCCACGGACAGCGCGGTACGCGGTCGTGACTTCCGCGACGGCGTCTTCCCAGTCGCCATGTATCTCGGCGAAGTTCGTGGACCGCTCGGCAGCACGCAGCTGACGGGTTGCCTGCGGAACACCAGGCACCTTGCCACCGTCCGGGGCCGCTCGGGCTGCGGCGACGTGGTCTGTGCCGCACGTGCATCCACGGGACGCAGCGACGACATCGGCCGGTTCGTCCACGGAAGGCTGGGCCGGCGGCGGGGTGTTCACGACGATCGGCGTTGCCGGCTTCGGCTTGTCGCACGTGACGCGCGGCCTCTTCACCAGGCCCCGGTAGTCGTTGAACTCCGTCCACCGGGACACGGACTGGCGGTTGAACTCCTCCGCGATGTCAGCGGCAACCGCGATTCGTGCGGACGCTGCGATGTCCTCGTGGACCTCCCCCAGCGCACGCGACCCCGACTCGGTTGAGCCGAGCTGGACGACCTGCTCCGACCACGCGCGGCTCATCGCCTCTTCGTGGTGCTTGATCGACTGCAGCGGGTCGGTGACCGCACCCGTGATGCCGACGTTCTCGGCGGTCTGGCCCTGCTGAAGGCCGATCGCTGCGAGCTCGTCCACGATCGTCTGCGAGAACGCGTCGGTCAGCTCCTCGATCGTGTCGTGGTCGTCGCCTTCCTTGCCGGTGACGACCCACGTGCCGTTCGCGGACTTGTTGTGGCGGACCTGATCGACGCGGTACAGCTCCTGGTTGCAGAGCCAGTGCATGTACAGCGGGCGAAGCATCGACCGGCCAACCGGGTCGCCCTGCCGCGGCTTGTACGCCCACCGCTGCACACGGACGGCATCGAGAACGACGGGCTCGGGGCCGAGCAGATCGACACCGAGCGACTGCAGGGTGCCGTCGGGTTCGACCATCCACTTTCCGGGGTTGATCGTTTCCTGCTCGATCGGCGCGAACCGCTTGATGCGCCACCAACCGGGGTCCATGTCGGTGTCGCCGACGATCTCGCAGACGGCGTGGCCGTACAGGGCGTACGTGAGTGCGTAGTCGAGGAGCTGGTGGAACCCGACCTGGTACCGGCGGGTCGAGTCGTCGTCGGCCTGGCCGATCGGGAGGTCGAGGTCTTCGGCGAGTTTCGCTGCGGCGTCGGGCGGCAGGTCGCCGGGCTCGAGGCGCCAGGGGAGGTTGTGGATCGGCTGGAAGAACGCGGACTCGAGCGCGACGATGTGGCCGTAGGTCCGCATCTCGGCGATGACGTCGTTGCGCCAGGGGTACGTCCATTCGGGGACGCGTTCCATGACGCGCGTGGCGATCTGGGTCCAGGTCGCGGCCGCGGCGGTGGTGTTGCCGGCGGTGGCGAGGACGGGACGGCGGACGGTGTCTTGGCCGGTCGGTGCGTTTGGCGCGATTGCCACTGCCCGTGAGGGTACTAGCGATCACGGACGCTATTTCAGCGCTATGCGCTGGTTTGAGGTCAGGCGGCGCGGCGTGCTGTGGTGCGTGGTCGTCGGGTGCGGCTCCCCGGCCGTGTCTTGACGATGGGCTTCCAGTCGTCGGATGCGATGGCGGGGAGCTTGATGGCGCCGTAGGAGATGGTGTCGACCATGTCGTCGTGCGCGCCGTTCGGGAACGCGAGGAGTTCAGCTTCGAACTCGTCGAGCCATGGTGCGGTCTGGGGGTGGTAGACCGAGTGGGCTTCGTAGCGGGCGACGGCGTCCATGGCCCGGGTGACCTTGTCCGAAACCGGCTGGATGTCGTGCACGGGCACGCCGCGTCCTCGCAGCGTCTTGACCGGGCCGTATCCGTGACCGAACCCCTCCACATGCAACGGCGCTCGGGCCTGGCCTTTCCAGACTCCCTCGATGAAGTCTGGGACCTGGAGCAGGTCGAACTTGCGCGCCTTCAGGTCCCAGATGATTAGGTCGGAGTCGGGCGTACGCAGGAACGTGGTGACGACGCTGTAGTCGGCGGTCTCCTTGGTCGACGCGGCAGTATCCGCAACAAGGAACTTTGCGCACCGGCCGATGTCGAAGCTCTTCGAGGTTCCGTCAAGGGCGTGCAACCGGATGAACGGCTGCCCATCGACGTTCTCGGACATCGTCCAGTATCGGAAGTGCTCGGCCTTGAACAACATGCCCTCGGCCGGTGCGGGCGTCTGCTGATACAGGCTCGCCCACTGGTAACTGCCGACCGTCCGCTTCGTCGTCAGCAACTCGTCGCGAGTCATCAACGCCTCGCACAACGCCTCCCCCACCTCGCGACCGAGCGCGTCGCCTTCCTCTGCGATCGCGGGCAGGTTCAGCACGGTCCACTGGTCCGCTTCGGGATCGTCGGCGGACTGCTGAATCATGCGCCCGGCCAGATCGTCTTCGTGCCACCGGGTTTGCACGACGATGGCCGAACCGCCTGTCGCTAGACGGGAGCGTGCGGTGCCCTTCCACCACTTCCATTGGTCGTCGCGGATGTTCGACGACGCGGCGTCCTTGTCGTTCTTGATCGGGTCGTCGACGATCAGCAGGTGAGCGCCGCGGCCGGTGATTGTTCCTCCCACGCCGGCGGCGATAAAGACGCCGCCCTGGTCGGTCTGCCAGCGACTTGAAGCGGCCACATCGTCGCGCACCTCGACCCCGAAAACCGCGGGCCCGAACTCCTCGAGCGCGTCCCGTGCACCGCGGCCGAAGTCCTCGGCCAGGTGCGCGGTGTTTGAGGTGACCATCACCTTGCGGCGCGGGAACGTGCCCAAGTACCAGGCCGGGAAGTAGTGCGAGATCAGCTGCGACTTGCCGTGCCGCGGGGGCATGGTGACGATCGCGCGCTTGACCTCGCCGGACGCGACCCGCATCAACAGGTCGGTCAGCAGGAGCAGGTGCTTGTACGGCAGCCACCCCTGTTCGGGGTCGCTCGTTTCGTTCCGGCCGTCTGCGACCCAGGCGAACCCCGCGGGAGAAGCCCGGGCCGTGATGATGTCCTTGGCGTCTAGCCCATGCTCAGCCGGCGCCGCACTAGTCGTCGACATTGCCAGCGCGCTCGCGAACCATGTCGAGCGCCCAAGCGCGAACGGCCGGGTCGCTCATATCCGCAGCTTGCACCTTGATCGCGTCACCGCCCACACCGCTGACCTCAGTGGCCTGCTTCGGGCGGCCGTACGCGCGGTCGAGGATCTCCTTCGCGGCGAGGAGCCTGACGCGGTGGTCCGGCAGGATCTCAAGCTCGGCGCTCTCACCGGAGCCTACGACGGTGTGGGTGTCGGCTTCCAGGCCGTCCCAGAGCACGTTGAGGACGGCATCGGCCTGCTGTTCGAGGCGCTCCCGCAGGATGTCCACCGCCCGCGGGTTGCGGGGACGACCCGACCCCTCCTGCGGCCCTCCGAACCCCGTGGAAGCTCGTGTTTCCTGGTCGCTGTGCGCGAGGCAGAAGTCACTGCCCTTGAGGGGTGCGGCTCCGCAGTCTTCGCCCTGGGCGTTCTCGCCCTTACACCGACGACGAGCTGTCATCCTTCAGCCTCGCGCTCTGCAAGAAGGCGGGCACGCATCGGCTTTCCGCCGCGGCGCTCCCACTCAGCGAAGGCGTCCCAGTACACCGCGTATTCGATCTTGTCGAGGCCGGCGCCAAAGCGTGTGGCTGCTTCGCCTGCGTCCTCGAACGCATTGACGATGGCGTCGAGTTCGTCGTCGGTGAAGGCGTCCCACCGGCTCATCAGCGGGCCTCGAATCGAAGGATCGCGTGCGGACCGACCAGAAGGTTCCTCCGGGCCTCATCGACTGCCCGGGTCAGCCGTGTGATGCGGTCGGGGCCTTCGCCGAAGGGTTTCGGCGTGACGCCCACGGTCCAGACCTCAGTGATGAGGCTGATCGGTTCGGCGTTTCCTCCGGGGTGCAACTGGTCGATGATGTCGTCCCGTTCGACGTAGAGGACCCAGGGCATGTCCTTCAGTTCGTCGATCGTCATCGGTCGGTCCGCCTGACGGGGATGAGTTCGATGGGCGGGTCGTTGACCAGATCGTCGTGCAGCACCTGTGCCGCGTTCGCCAACGCCTTCAAGGTCATCTCGCCGTTGATGGTCGTCATGCGGCGTTGCTGTGCCCAGCCGGCCGACGTCATCGCTGCGGTCGACCGGACCTTGAGGTGCCAGATCGTGGGTGCGGGGTGGTCGAGTGTGAGCGTCATGCTGTACTCGGCGCAGAGGTCGGCGAGGGCTTGGAGTGGGTCGTGTGGGTGTTCGCCGATCCCTTGATGGTATCGCGCATATCGGCTGTTTCAGGACGCATTCGGGAGCGGGAGGTCGTGGTTCGGGCCGCGGTCGGATGACGGTTGCGGCGCTTGTTGGATCTGGTGTTCCTTCGCGGTGCTGACGATGCGCGGGTAGCTCGCTTGAAACGTGAGCGGCACGACTCCGGTGCCGCCGTGCCTGTTCTTCGCGACGTTGATCTCGACGATCCCGGGCGTTTCGGAGCGCTTGTTGTAGTACTCGTCGCGGTACATCAGCAGGACTTGGTCGGCGGTCTGTTCGACGTCCCCGGATTCGCGGAGGTCCGACAGGTGCGGGCGTTTGTCGTCGCGCGTTTCGCACTCGCGGTTCAGCTGGCTGAGCGCGATGACGGGGCATTCGAGGTCGAACGCGAGGGTCTTGAGCTCGTTTGCCATCTCGGCGACCTGGAGGTGCCGGGGGGTCTTGGGGTCGGTGGGTTTGAGGAGCTGCAGGTAGTCGACGACGATCAGGGCGAGGGGGTCTTTGGCGTGTTGGCGGTGCGCGATGCGTACGAGTTCGCGGACTTGGAGGCCGCGTCGGACGACGACGTGGATGCGGTTCGCTTCCTCCGTTTCGAGGAGCCCCATGATGCGGCCCCAGGCGGGGTCCTTGTTCGCTCCGGGCCGGCGGCCCTCGCCGTGCGTGAGCCAGTGGCCGGGCGTGGACGTGCGGCCTGAGACGTAGCGGGCGGCGACTTCTTGGTCGGTCATCTCGAGGGAGCCGAAGAGGACGGCGCCTTGGGTGGCGGCGTTGGCGGTGATGTCGACGGCGAATGCGGTTTTGCCCATGGCGGGGCGGGCGCCGATGACGCAGAGGTTGCCGGGCTCGAGGCCTTTGAGGACGTGGTCGAGGTCGGGGTAGCGCGTTTGGAGGCCGGGGTTGTGTTCGGGGTTTTCCCAGGCGGGGATGGTTGCTTCGGCGATGTCGGCGATGGTGCGGGTGGGGCGGCCGTCGGTTGATGCGGCGGCGGCCATGGCTTGGTCGTGTGCGACGAGGATGTCGGCGGGTTTTTGGTCGGGGGCGTGCGCCTGGCGGATCGCGGCGGTGCAGGCGTTGATGATGCGTCGGCGTTCGGCGAGGTCGAGGAGTCGTGCGGCGTGTTCGGGGTTCGCTTTCGGGTTCGCGTTGTAGACGATCTGCGCGGCGGTTTCGAGTACGGCGTCGCGGTCGTGGTAGCCCTCGATGAGGTCGGGGTGGCGTTGTAGGACGTCGTTGAGGACGTGGTGGTCGATGGGGCCTTTGGCGTGGTCGATGCGGTGTTGGACGACGCGCCAGAGGCTGATGTGGTGGTCGTGGGTGAAGTCGGTGTCGGTGAGCTTGTCGTCGAGGGCGTAGCGTTCGGCGGCTTGGCGGCTGGTGAGGGCGGCGCCGAGGATGTGCTGTTCGAGGTCGTGGTCTTGCGGGGGGGTTTGGTCGTTCACTCGGCCTCCTTCGCCCTCGATGTGGAAGTGATCGAGTCGAAGATGCGGACGGCCTCCGTCAGCACCGATCCCGCGTCCTCTCGCTCCCGGGAGCACGGCTCCAGATGACCGAGGTCACGAACGCAACGCCAGTCCCAGCCCCCGTACCGGACGGTCCCCCGGCACCTCTGCCGCTTATCCACGGTCGGCCTCCTCGGCCCTCGAAGTAGCGTTCCCGGCTCGCACCGCGCCGCAGCGCAAGCAGACCTCGCCGCTCTCCACAGCGGAGTTGCGGGCATCGACCCACTGGTGCTCGCAAGCCCTCGAAGTAGCGTTGGTAGCGACCGCCCAGTACATGGACGCCGCGCAGCACGCGAAGCCGTAGACCATGGCGCCCCACCCAGCGAGCAACATCGCCGTGCCTTCGCCCATGAAAACGACGCCGATCAGGAACCAGATGGTTCGGAAGTCGGAAGCGGTCATCGACGCTCATCCCCCGGAGTGAGGTCGCGCTCCATGAAGCGCTGGATCAGCCGCTCAGCGGCCGCGCGGAAGCGCTCGGTCTCAGCGGACGCGGGCTCGTACGGGAACGACTCGTCACCCTCCGCAGCGCGCAGGGCCGCGATACCGGCGTCGTCGAGGTCGACGATCGCCGTCGCCTGCTCCATCTTGCGCAGCCCGCCGCGGTGCAGCATGACCGCCTGCCACGTCCCGGCACCGCGTTCCCGGACGCACGTCACCATGCACGCCATCGCCTCGCCGTCGACGTAGGAGAGCGCCGCCGCGAGGTCGTAGCGGTCACGGTCCTTGCCCGGGTCGAGGAGACGCACCTCGTGCTGGCCGATGACGAACTCGCCGTGGCCGTCCCGCGCGAGAGCGCGACGGCACAGCAGCTCACCCGCGCTGCGGATCTTCGCCTCAGGCACGACCCTGCTCCTGACCAGCGGCGGCGTCGAGCTGGGCCCGCAGCCGGCGTGCCTCGTTACGGGCACCATTGCGCTGCTCGATCAGAATCGACGCGGTCTTGCGGCTCGCGCCGAGCTGGCGCTTCAGCCGAGCATTCTCGCCCTCGAGCGTCAGGTTGCGCCCAAGGGCGCGTTGGGCGATGGCGTGTGCGTGTCCGTAGCTCATGCGGCTTCCTGGTGGGTCTGGGTGTGCTCGGCGACGTAGGTGTCGACGAGGTCGTCGAGGTCGCGTGCGGCCTGGGCGGGGTCGAGGGAGGCGAGATACCGCGCCTCGAGATCCGTCGGCGGTGGCAGGAACCGCGGGTGCGGCCTGTGCACCGCGGCGGCGTGGTGCGGGTCGTGGACGGCGACGAGGCGGCGGGGCCGGAACGCGTTGGGGTCGAACCAGTCGTCGGTCATGCCGGCATCTCGATCAGTTCGCCGACCGCGCCGCCGTTGACGCGGTGGTTGTGGTTGATGATCAGCAGCCGCAGGTTGTTCTTGACCTCGGTTTGGTCCGGGGTTGCGTCGGCCCATTGGCGGCGGAGTGCTTGCTTCCACTGGCCGGCTTCGAAGGTGGACCTGTTGCCTTGCCAGTGGTCGGAGAGGTCGGACATGGCGAGGAGCTGTGCGGCGGCGGGGTCGGATCGTTCGAGGTCTTGGAGCGTGAACAGCCACTCGTAGCGGTTGCGCTTGAGTGCGCGGTCGACGGTTTCGAATGCCTGCTCGAACGGCGGCAGGCCGGGCACGTCCGGTTTCGGCTGGCCGGTGGAGATGTCGAGCTTCGGGGCGTCGCTGCTGGTGACGATGCCGCGGAAGTAGCCGAAGGGGTTGCCGGTGATGAGCCGCTCGCGGTGGCGCTTGATGACGATGTGTGCGACAGCAACGAGGTCGACAGTCGGGTAGTCGGTGTGCAGCACCGCGAGTTGGTAGGCGTCGAGGATTTGGACGCCGGCGTCTTGGAGGAGCTTCGCGGCCAGGTCGGGGTGCGGCAGCATCGGCGGCGGGGGCGGAACGACAGTGAGAGGAGAAGGCGAGGCGGCGGCGGTTTCCGGGGGCCGGGCCGGGCCGGGTTGGGACGGGACGGGCCGGGCCGGGCCGGGACTTCCGGAATCCGCGTTGCTTCCGGACGGATTCCGCGCGGAATCCTGCTGGACGCGGCCTGGAGTCTTCGGGGATTCCTTGCGGCCTCCAACCGCCTTCCGCTCGCGGTCCTTCGCGCGCTTGGACTCAAGGTCTTGGCGGGCCGGGTTGTACTCGAGGTAGTCGTGGACGCGGTAGTGATCGTCGTCGACGGTGTCGAACAGGCCGGTGTCGACGAGGACGGCGAGGACGTCGGTGTACTCGGCGGGGTCGGGGAGCTTCTCGTGAAGCCACTCGACATCAACGAGGCCGTCGGTTTCGTGGCGGGAGCAATAGGTGATCGCCATGGAGTGGAGGCCGACGGCGCGGGGGTGCTGGCGCCAGGCTTTCTTGACCTTGCGGTTGTCGTCCATGCGGTCGTCGAACTTCGCCCAGGTCATCGGGTGGGGTCCTTGGTGTCGTTGATGCACGCGGTGAGCCAGGCGCCGGCGAGCGCGAGGTCGGTTCCGACGTTGAGGAACCACGCAAGAAACGCGAGGGAGCACGCGAACGCGACCGCGAAGTTGATGAGCCGGACGGGATGGGCGAGGCGGATCACGCGGCCGCCTCGAACAGCTCGAGCTGCACGGGCTCGGACACGCCGCGGGCTTGGCGGTGTGCCTCGAGGTAGAGGCCGAACGCGTACTTCACGTCGGCGCGGCTGTGGATCGGCGCGGTGCCGTTCGGGGAGGCGTTGCCGACGTATCCGACCTCGGCGAGGAGCACGCCGTAGATGGCGGTGCTGCCGTCGGCCATGGGGTACTCGGCGCGTTGCCAGCGCCAAGGCATCTGGATGCGCTCGAGGTCGACGATCAGGGTTCGTTCGAGGCTGCCGATCGGGTGGGTGAACCAGCCGGGAGTGGTGAGGGCCTGGTCGAGCGGGTCAGTCGCCACGATCTGACTCCTGTTCGGAAGCAGGCCCGTCGGTCGGCCAGTGCGAGACGGTCCAGAACGTGGCGGTCGTCACCGGGTCCGGGCCGTCGCCGACGCGGTAGAGCACGACCTCCGGACCGTGGACTGCCTCGATCCGCCAGGGGTGGCCGGCGGGGTCGATGCGGACTTGGCCGACAGTGGGGACGTCTTCGGTCTCTCGGAACTCGCGGCCGTCCAGGCTGTGGTGGATGACGTGCCAGCCGACCGATCCGTCTTCGCGCTCGACGGGTTCGACGGTCGGGCCGCAGATGCAGTCGCCGCCCTCCGTGTCGTGCCCGACGATGTCGTTGACGGGGTATGTGTGGACCGTCGTCATGCGGTCACGCGCCCTTCCGCTTCGAGGATGCGTTGCCCCGGGTGGAGTCGAGCGCCTCAAAGGCCTCGCGCTTCCAGGCACGGTCACGCAGACGCCGCACTTCGAGCGCCTCGGACGCGAGAGTTTCGGCGGGCCGGAACAGGCGCCACACCCCGAACGCGAAGTTGAAGGCGGCAGCCGCGAAGGCCACCCACGAGAACACAGCTCCACGGTCGATGGCGTTCGCCAGCGCGTACGAGCCGGCGGTAGCCCACAGGAACGTGCTCCACCCGAGCTCGCGGCGCCAGAGACGGTAGGCCCCGACCGACAGCTCTTCCCGAACCTGGATCGGCGTCTCCTCATGGAAGATGCTCACGCGACCCGCTCCGTGTTGTCGGCGATCCGGGACGCCTCGGTCCCCAAGACCAAGGCCAGGTGCTGCAGCCGGGCGTCGATACCGAGCAGGGCGTGGATCAGACCGCGGGCCAGGACCTCGGTTTCACCACCATGCTCTGCGTGGACGTCGAGGCATGCGGCGGCGAGATCGCGGCTGCTTTCCGCGCGGCCCCACGCGTCGTGGACGCTCAT